GTAAAAAACTCATCAGGTATAGTTAAAAAAATAGAGATAGCTGGAAGAAAGTGTAAAGATTTGGGAATTACAAGTAGAGGTAATAGAGGTCCATATTCTTTAATTGCTACATTAGATAATGATTTCAGTGCTTGGCAATTAAATGATGAGTCAGAACAACAAATAACTTTTTACAATGACCAAGCATATCCTATTGTTCAGGCGGGAGAAGGAGAAAGGTTATTTGATGCTGTGCCTAGATCTGCACATACACAAACAATATTAGGAAACAATAGATTAGCATATGGTAACTACACTGAAGCTTTTGATGTGCCTAAAGTGTCATTAAATGTTGCTCCTCAGTATGGACATAGTCAAGCGGGTTTATATGGTGGAGCCACATATCAAAATCTAGTAACATTTGAAACAGGAGATGCAGTGCCTTCTTTTAAAAGTGGAGCTTATCATAGTTTTGGTATAGCTTATTACGATGAAAAGGGTAGGTGTTCTACAGTGTTAACCGATGACACGTCTAAGTGTTACGTAAAGTTTCCTACAGAGAGGGTAAGTGGTGACGTTCCCACTGGTGTAACCGCTGATCTTACTGGAGCTGTAACAATGAAATGGGAAATACACCATCAAGCTCCTGATTGGGCTAAATACTATAGATGGTTCTACTCTAGAAACAACACTGTAGATGAATTTGTTCAGTTTAGAGTATTACACGCCTTTAATAATCAAGATCCAGCTTCTGATGATAATAGAATATTCTTAAGTTTAAGGGGTTTAAAAGGTTCTGATGACTCATATATAACAAACGCTGAGCTAGATCCTAACGCAGTTCCAAATCCTGATATAAGCATCTTAGATTATGAATTTACAAAAGGTGATAGGGTAAGGATTATAACTGGAGGTAGTCAAACCACAACAGCATTTACTGGTGATACTTTTTTAACAGAATATATAGACGCTAGAGTTTCGGGGTTTGAGTTTTATGCTCAAAACAATCCTAATATACCTATAAGGGATATTGACGGATTAAATGCACTTGAAAATGATGGCTCAGAAGATGGATGGTACCTAGTTATAGACCAATTATTAGACACGAATGGAAACCCTTTAGCTAACTACTCCGCAGCTTCTGTTGCTGCAAACAGTGATTTATTAGAGCAGGCGGTAGTTGAAATATACAAACCTAAACCAGACGCAGATCCAGGAGAGCTTCTGTATTTTGAGTTTAGTGAGTTATATAATATAAGCACCAGTGGAGGTGTGCATTTAGGTCCCTTGTCGAATCAGGGGGGAGTTGTTACTACAGATGCTTTTGGAAACTCTACATTTGCTGACCCTGCTACAGGAGAGTTTTTATTTGGCGATGTGTATTACAAGAAAAGAAGAATGCAGAATTTTAACTCTGGAACTAGAGGGTTTGAAGAATTTTATGTAGAAGACTATTTCTTAAACGACTACACAGATAGTAATCATGTTAGTATAGGTAGGGCTAATGTGTATTCAGCATTTTATAAGCAAATTGACAAAGAAGCCTCTATAACATATTCTGATGTTTATCAGCCAGCAACTAATTTTAATGGTCTTAGCACCTTTGATTACAATTTAGGAAACTGGGAAGATTATAGTAGGATATATGGAACTATACAAAAATTATTCTATAGAGAGACTGACATAGTGATGATACAGGAAGATGCTACCTATAAAATACCTGTTCAAAGAGATATACTTCTTAGTGCTGATGGTCAAGGCACTGTTGGTGTTTCTAATAAAGTTTTAAACCCTATGATACCATTTGCTGGTAATTACGGTATTAGCAGAAACCCTGAGTCATTTGTAGCTAATGGAATGGTGTTATATTGGACAGATATACGAAGAGGAGCTGTATTGAGACTTTCTGGAGATGGTATAACTCCTATATCTGATGCTAAGATGCATGATTACTTTAGAGATAAAGAGGAGGAATATAGAACTTATGATCCTCAGTATAATTGGAGTAGTAATTATGGTTCTATAAATGGATCAATGATTTCAGGTGAACATAAATATTTTAGAATAAAAGGTGGATTTAATCCTAAGCATGAAGAATATTTAGTTCAAACAGACCCTATACCTCACTCAAGAAAAACGTTTGATCAAAATTCAGACCAGTGGGAAAGTTTTGAGCAGTGGGAGGAAGCGGTGGCACATGGATTAAACTTTATTGATGGTTCAGTAGCAGCTTGGAGAGATAAGCAGAAGAGATGGACAAGTTTTTATTCTCATATTGCTGAATATTATTGTAAGATAAATAGACTGTTTGTTTCTTGGGATGGTGGTAGTCTATATCTGCATGATATTGATGATGAAAATTATAACACTTTCTATGGTATAACTTACAATACTGAGCTAGACTTCTCTATAAACGATATGCCATCAACAGTAAAAGGATTTAAGTCTATAACTTTAGAAGCTAATCAAGCTTTTGAGGTAGATGATCAAGGAGTAGAAGAAACTGAAAACACCTCTTATGATATCACTTTAATTACTGATATGACAGAAACTTCTATTGATAGACATAATTTTGATCAGAGAGAAAATAAACAATATACACAAATACCTTTTGTTACAGGTGGTAGCACGGGGTCAGAGATTATAGGACTAGGTAATGGTCAAATTTTAGAGGAATCTTTAACAACTGTAACGGGAACCGATACGAGTTTTGGATCCTCAAACATTATATTAGGAACTTCTTCTGATGTAACATCTGACTCTTATGGGGACCAGTTATTTTATAGTGATGGAACTAACGATGTCCTTGTAGGTACTATATCTGAATTAAATAGTAGTACAGAAATTGTATTAAATGAAGATGCGAATCCTTTTGCTAATGAGTTTTTATTTATCAAGAGAAGCGGTTTTGCTGAGGGAGATAGAATGAAAGGTAGGTACATGGAGGTGAAAATGAAGAAAAAGTCCAAGCAGCTACTGGAAATATTCAGTGGTAGTGCTACAATATTTAATAGTGAGTTAAGTGATGACTAACTTGTAGAAGTGAAAAATAATAAATATATTTGTAAAAATGAAGAAAAAATATACATATAAGCCCACATCTTCCGTAAAATATGGCAAAGGAGGAAAAAATAAGAAAAAGTCTTATAAATCTGATGGCAAACATTATAAAGCTCAATATGGACTTATAAGCCCCATTATAAACCCTCTTGTTAATTTATTTGGGATTGGTAGTATGCAAGAAATACTGGGGGGAGAGGAATGGGAAGACACATTTACAGGTGCTGGAGGTTTATATCAAATGGGTGTAGATCAACAATTAGGTGCTGGAACTACAGGATATAATTTAGCTAATCAAGTTGCAACAAATACAGGCTTTAGTTCTGACCCCGATGATCTAGCATCCTATCAAACACTTCAAGATCAGATTGATAATATAGGTATAGCTAGACCTAAGAAAACTTCTACTGAATTTATGGAAGGTATAAAAGATAGTATAGGTCAGCAAACAACAGGAGTATTAAGTGATATAGGTAGAACAGGTAAGATGACAGGTATAAAAGATGTTTTAGGATCTACAGATCAAGCTCTTATACAGGCTCAAGAGAAAGGTGCTGCCATGGATGAAAGATATCAACAACAGTTAACAGACATAGAAAAGTTTGAAACAGGGCAAACAAGTCAGTTAGTTGGTCAACAGGCTCAGCAGCAGTTTGGTGCAGACCAGTCTATGTTTGATTTAGCAGGAGATTTAGCGGCTCAGTCAGCAGCAGCAGGAGGTGATTTATCAGCATCAGCGATAGCAGGATTAATTGAGCTAGAAGGGCAAGAACTAGCTGCCTGGTCAGATTTTATTTCTGCTGGTATAGATACTGTTGTAGGTCTTATTGATCCATTTGGGGAAGAAGGTATGAAGGTTGAAAAAAAGAAAGAATTAACAAATTCTGAAGATAAAGAAGTGGAATATGAAGAGGGAGAAAAACAAAATATTGTGCCAGCTGAAAAAGCTGATGTTACACCAGGAAAGTTTTCTCACGAAGAGAATCCTATTGATATAGTTCAGGAAGGTGAAAAAATAGGAGAAATGACTGGAGGTGAGGCTATTGTGCCTCCTAAAGATGTTGCTGAGTTTGAAAATCTTTTAGCTGAAGGAGATAAGGATGCTGTCTTTAATAAATTAAAAGGATTATTTGCTAAATGGGAGCAGGCAGCTCAAGCACATAGAGAAAAAAACTTAGATCAAGTAGCTATGGGTGGAGCCAAAATGCACTACAAACCTAAATCAAAAATAAAATATATATAATAATGGCTGGAGGATTTACTAGTGGTTTTAACCCTAATATATTTGACTTTGCTGGTCACAGATTAAAGAAGCAAGAACTAAGACTCAGAGAGAGACAGATTAATCAAAGACAGGGAAAGGAGGGTGATGAGATGAAACAATCTGCTGTTAGAAAAACAGAAATAAATCCTACGTTTGCTGAAAAATTCATGCCTGGACAGGAAGAGCTATTTAGGCAACTAGATGCATTTGCTGCTAGATACGCTAACGAACTTAATCATAAAAACACAGCTACTGACGATATAGAGGGAGAATATAATGATGCTATAAACACTATATATGAAAATATGCTACGTCAGGTAGGTCATTTTGCAGATCATACTTCAGGATATGTTACCGACTACAAAGCTTTTTACGATAAAGTATATGACGTAGATGAGTTCGGTGGTCACACTTATAATATAGATCTATTAGAGCAGGATGATGTATTGCTGACTAAAGAGATGGTTGAGGAGAAAATGGGTGATGGAGAAAATATGGATCAATACAGCTGGATGTGGAACGCTGAGGGTACAGCTAATGACGATGGTTCAGGACAACAAACAGCACTTAAAGTAAATGGTGAATATCAATATGAAACAGGTCCTAATGGGGAGCAGTATTTATTAAGCTCCGATGGTAAGCCTCTCGTGGCGTATGGATTAGATGGAAATAATCAGGTTGTTAAAGCAAAATCAGGAAAGTATAAATTTGAGTCTATCTACAATCAAGAGTACAATCCTCTTTTATTAAAGTTTGATGTCAAAGGTAATATAGTGTATGGTGAAGAAGGTAGTGAGGTTGCTTTTCATGACTACTGGAGTAGAGACTTTACTCAATTAGATAAAAATAAATACTCTACAAATGGAATTATTAAGATATCTGAGGGATTACAGTTTGATTTAATAAGAGATGAGGCTGTTGGAGGAACTAATTCTTATATAACTGCTGAAGCTATGAATGGTCTGTGGGATCAAGCAAATGAAAATTCAAGATGGAATAGAACCTTAAATCAAGGGAAAGGTGGTTGGATGACTAACTATGGAAATATAGCTTCTAGAATGGCGGCAGAGGAGATATTAAAGCAACAAGGTAATTTAAATCCTAGCCCAGAAGCTTTAGATGAAGTTGTTAGACTAATACAATTAGGTGACTCTCAAGACCCTAATGATACAGAAAAGTTACTAGGAGAATTGCCAGAGTCTTTAAAAGGATCTAGTAAATACGCTCCAGGTAAAAAAATAGAAACTTATCAGGATTACATGAATGAAATGATCTTGTCTCAGTGGAAGTCTAGACATGCTAGTGTTAATATTAAAGCCCCAAGCACTGTGACTCAAACTGGATCTGAGATATGGGATTGGAACAATGCTACTTCTGATACGCTAACGTATGTTATTGATTACGATGAAAATACTAATGAAAAGGTAACTGCAACTAACGATATAGGTGGACAGCTGACTTTAACTAAAGATCTTAAAAATAAAGAAAGAGCGTGGCAAAAAACAGATATTAATAATTTAAATAGCCAAAATGATATTGGATTCGTAGCTTATGATAATACCTTAACTAAAATTCTTCAAAAGGGTGGAGTCCAAGGTAATTTGTCCGCAGGAAAGATGGGTTATAGAGTTATAGATAAAAGAACTGGTGAATTAATGGCAAACACTTCATGGGATAAGGATACAAATTCATTTATATTTGCAGATGCTGAATCGGCAGAAAATGGATTAGTAGTGTTTGGTGTTGAAGGGTACTGGAAGCCTAAAGAAAGTGATGACGTTAGGAAACTATATGTAGGAGAGAATTGGAAGTCAGAAACTATAGATCAAATATTAAATAATGATGATGGTATAGCGGGATTCTTCCCTGTAAATAATTCACTGTTTAGTTCAGAAGAATTAAAATCTTACCAGGGTGGTCTTGATAATTTAAAGAAAATTAAGAAAGTTGTAATAGAGGATGGCAATAGAAAAGAGTTTGCTATGGGTGAAGATAATATAATAGATGGAGAATGGAATTTTCCTGGATCCATGGCATAAAATTAAAATTAATTAAATATGGCAGTAGTATATCAAAAAGATAAAAACGCTATTAAATTCGTAATAGATTTCTACAAGAAGTTTAAACCTGATCATAGGTTGACTCAAGTTGAGATTGACTCGATATTTGCCCAGTACGATGGTGATTATGAAACCATGGTTAAAGACATTTACGGTGCACTAACAGAATACACACCTAGTGATAGTGACATAACAAGTGTAGTTAACCGTTACGCCTTAAAAAAAAAAGATTCGGCAAATGGTTTATTAGAATCGGAAACTGGAGAATCGGAGCAATTAGAAATAAGCGAAAATAATAAGGGTTTTACAGCTGAAGATGGAGCCTTTGTAACTGATCTTAATTTAAGCACAGATGAAGAGTTGTATAAAGGATTAGAAGGGGCAAAGCCTGGGACCTCAGCTACTCTTAATTTTAAAGGTAAAAAACCTAGATCATTAGAGGGTAGACAAAATTATCCTATACATGTTTATGCAGACGGTGGGTACCAGGGCGTATTGAAACCTGGAGGTAAAATGACAACATCGCCAGCTTCTAAGGTTGTAGAAATCCCAACAAATAAACCATTCAAAGCTCAAAATGGAGCCATAGTTCCTGACGAGCCAATTATAAACGAGGACCAAGACACTTGGGACTATGACTATATACTAAAGACTTTTACTAAAAATGGATCACCTGTAGATCCGTCAGAGGTTCCTGTCAATATAATGGCAGATCTAAAAATAGATATACAAAATCAACATGACCTTCAAAAAAGAGAAAAATCTAGAAATGATGCTGAGATTCAAGCAGAGTTAAAAAAGGTAGAGTTTAATCAAAATTTTGAACAATTTTACGGAGTAGAAGGAGATTCTAATTTTTACAAAGCTGTAGATTTGTATGGTCAAAACCCTGAAAATTTTCAATTCTTACTAGAGAATGTGGAAGACGGAGGTATGATTAATTATGAGGGGTTAGAGATCCCCTTAACAACATCTATATCTGAAAATGGTAAAGATCTACTTTCTGGTCTTAATGCTAATAATAATACGTACATGTATGAAGTTCCTTTAGGGGGAGGTCAAAACGAGGAAATATTATCAGAATACGGAGTAGACTCTGGGTTATCAATAGAAGATGAGGAGCAATTATACCAATCTTTAGATGCTGATGGTTTGGCTCAGTATGAGACTATCTTGAACATGGATAACCATATGGCTAGTTTGCTAGGTGAAAGAAGTGAGCTTATTGGTGGTAAGCACTTATACAAGGAGCAAAAGAAGAATAAATTTAAAAGACCAGAAGCTGTATATGAAGAGGGGGTGGAACAGAAAACTATACTTGGAAATGTAAATTATAATAATCTTAATGAAGATCAGAAAACTAAGTATGAGGAGTTAACAAATAAGATAGAAAATATAAAACTAGCTAAGAAGAAGTTGACATCACAAATATTATCCTCTTCTAACAAGCATGGTGTGAATGATGTTAAAACAGCCTATGGAGGTTTAAAGACTCACGAACAAAGAGTAGCTTTTTATAATAGCAGTAACGATCAAATAAATGCAAGTATAGATAGATCTGAGAGTTACCAAATGAATCTGGTTATAGGAGAGATTAAAAGCGAAATACAGCAAGATTTAAGTGATCAATTTTCTGTTGACACTGAATACAAAAAAGTATTAAATAATTACCAGAGTAATAGAGGAGTTAAGTTTAAGAGCACAGAAGAAATGCTTAATGACAAAGTGTTTATGAACATGGTGTCTGATATGGAAAATTCCAGGTTAAGTAATATTAACATGACTATTGCTGATATAGATTGGCAAAATGCAGAAACTTATAAGACTCAGTTAAAACTAAACAACGCTTTAAAAGATAAAACTAAAAAACTTCAAAATTTAGAACTGCAAAGGCAAAATGAAAAGATCGATGAAGAGGAGTATATAGAGCAGTCAACTAAATTAAATCAAGAAATAACTATTCTTAGAAATAAAACAGAAGAAAATAGACAGAAAAGAGGTTACGAAAAGGGAACTGAAATGTTTGATCAGTCTGGAGAAAGAATAGAAGGACCTACCGCTACACAAGAAGATAAAATAATACAACAACAAATAACAAATAAAGAGAGTCAATTTATTCAGGCTTTAAATCAAGCTGATGACTACGGTTCATTTGTTGATCAATTAATGAGAGCTCAAGATGGTTTATACTCGACTGAGTTAATGAATCAGGATATATGGAAGAATGAAAAGATGACTCTTCCTAGTGGTAAAAAAATGACTCTAGAAGAAATGTATAGCTTTATACAGGTTCAGTCAGGTGATGTATTAGGACCAGGTGGAGAAACATTATACAGTGCAAATTTAGATTTTGGAGCAAGAGCTTTAAGAGAAAAGTTTGATTCTGAGTCTGAAAGAAACACTGGTGTTATCGGAGTTAGACAGCAGCTAAGAACAATAGATAAATCAATCCCTTTATTTGTAGCTAAAAACTTTGGGGAAGGACCTAAAGAAGACGCTGAGTTTATGATAGAAGTTCTTAAAAACTTTAAAGCTAGATATTATGAAAATCAAACTCAGCTAGTAGCTATATCTAATGTATTAACATTCAATGTTGATCCAGGAAAGGAGTGGTCAGAAAAAACAGGCACAGGATTATTTTTAAGACAAGCTGTAGAAAGTTTTGGTCACGCTGTACATAAAAGACATGTTCACACTGAAGATGACATGATTAATTATTATGATGATATAGCTAATGCTTATGGAATAGAGTTGACAGATGAGCAAAAGGCTGCTGGAGAAATAAGCTTAAATGATATGGTGGCTCAAGGTGTGGGTACTACACTTCCTATTATGATTGAGATGATTGCTACTATGCCTATAGCTGGTGCTGGGTTAAAAACTCTTACCAAGGTGCCTATGATTAAGAATGTTATGGTTGCTGCTAAGACTACAGATGTAGGTAAATTTTGGTGGAATTTTAGTGAGAATGTAGTTCGTGGAGCTGTAGCTTTTGAGATGACATCAGGTGATCAGGCTACATGGAGAATGGGTGCTGCTGAGGGAGCAACAGAACAAATTGTAAACTCTTTATTTAAAAGAACTCCTGTAACTAGAGGGTTATTAACATTATATAGAAACTTTGGTAAACCAGGAGTTAAAATCACTACTCTACCTCCAAGAATACTTGCGGGTGGTGGTGCTGAGTTATTAGCTGAGTATTCAGGTGAGTTTGTTGAGAACTTAACTAATATGGGTTTTAACTGGGAGGAAGCTTTAATGCAGACTGTTGGTCAATCAAAAGACGAGAGAATAAATAAGTTAATGACTACAGCTATTATTTGTGTAGGGTTATCTAGTGGTTTTACATTATTGACAGCTAACAGTATAGAGCAGAACTTTCAAGATATGTTAGACTCAGGTAGTTTAAATCCTGAAGATACTAAATTAGTTCAAGACTTCTTAGGTGTTATGGATGATTACAAAAAGTCGCCTCAAGGAGAACAATTAAGATTATGGGGGGATGAAGATTGGGATAACATGGTAAGTGAAACTCCAGATCACTTAAGTGCTTTAGATGGCGGTGATGATGACGGAGGAGATACTCCTGGAGGTCCTGCTTTTAATATTGGAGAAGGTCCTGGAGGTTTGCCTACAGTTAAAGATGATGAACGTGACAAAAAACCTTTATATGTTATTAGTGGGGCTGATGCAGACTTTGGAACATCTATATCTAAAAATGAAGTATTAAGCATGTTGAGTAACCCTTCTGTGGTGGAAGATATAAAATCTGGTAAAGTAAATTTATCTATTAATAATGATCAAGAGTTAAGTGATTTAATTTCAAGAATAACAAGTCCTATGCCAGCTTCTGGTGGTAGACAGTTAACTTTATTTGAAGATGAGTCAGTAAGAAGTTCTGCTGGTAATACAAGCTCTGTAAATCCTGGTAATAGATTGTTTAATGATCCTAATCCAGAAACTTCTTCAATAACAAGAAACTATATAAATACTAATTCCCCTCAACTAGGTATACAGCATTCTGATCCTCAGCCAGTTACTGAGATTAATGAGCAAAATTCTAAAAATATAGCTGACGCTTATGAGTCTATGGAAAATAATCCTAACGATCCAAAAGTTAAAAAAGCTTACACAGCTCTAGCTAATGAAACAACTATGCAGTATCAGTCTCTTATTAATGCTGGGTATACTATAGAAGTGTATAAGGGTAAAGGAGAACCGTATGCTAATAGCGATGAAATGATAAAGGATGTTAGAGATAATAAGCATTTATATATATTTGGAACAGAGGCTGGGTTTGGTCAGGAGCAGATATCAGATCAAATGAGAGAAGAAAACCCTTTATTACAAGGAACTGAATTTACTGATGTTAATGGAGAACCTTTATTAGTTAACGATTTATTTAGAGCTGTTCACGACTTTTTTGGTCATACAGAATTAGGTAATGGTTTTGGTGTTAAGGGGGAAGAAAATGCTTGGCTTAATCATTCTAGAATGTTTAGTCATGACGCTAGGAGAGCTATGACAACAGAAACTAGAGGTCAAAACTCATGGGTTAATTTTAATCAAAGTTTAAGAAGAGAGGACGGTAGTATTCCTCAGAAGGGGGATCCTGATTATGTAAGACCTCAAGATAGACCTTTTGCAGATCAAAAAATAGGATTACTTCCTGATGAGTTTGTATTCCAACAACCAGCAAAAGCAGAGGTAGATACAGAAGCGGGAGCTGAAATTGTTCAAGACACTCCATTTAAATACAATAGATCTACTAAATTATACGAAGGAACTGTAAATGGAAGACCTTTTTCTTTATCTAAGAAATACGGAAAACAAGAATGGGTTGAATCAACTTCTGGCACATTATTAGGAAGAACAAAAAAGGAAGCTATAAAAACTTTAAAAGTATCTATGCAGGGTCTTCCAGTTATGGATCTAATGGCTTCTACCGATCAGATAACAGAAGATTTAGCTGGTGTAATAGACTTAATAAACGCATCTACAAACCCACATGAATCTGATCTTGATCCAAATATAAAATCAGCAGAAAACACAGAGACTCTTGTAGATAGAACAATTAGAGGTATTGACTCAGAATTAGATAGAATAAACCGAAATAAAGGCAAAAACCTATATATGGATATCACCATGGGTCTAGGACCAGTGGCGTGGGAAACCTTCTTAAAAACCCTAAAAGCAAGCTTAAAAGCGGGACAGGCTATTTCTGTAGCTTTCAATAATGCTGTTGAGTCTATAAAGGGATTAGATGAAGTAAAAGATGAAAGTATAGAGTCTCTTAAAAAAAGATTCTTATTTAATAATGATGGGGTTGTTAAGTTTGCTGAGGAAGCCATAACTAATAAAGTGACTGGAGCTAAATTCTTTGAAGCTTTACAAGAAAGGTATCCAGATCAGTATAATGAGATAGAAGCTAAAGAGATATATAAAATAGCTAAACAAAGAGTTAACCCTAAAGTTGTTAGAGGTAATTATACTAAAAATGAACTTAAACAAATAGATAACTTACAGAGAAAAATAGATCAGCATAATAATGTTGACATGAAAAACGACCCTAGCTTGTCAGATCCTATGCAAATATTATTTGATGGAGGTTTTGTGGTGTTGAAGAATGGCAAACCTGTAATAAAAACTCTTTCTTTTAATTTTGGAGCAGCACCTATATTTGCGGGTATGTCAGAGCAACAAAAGATAGAATTAGCTTCAAATTTACTTATTCAAGACTTTAACGTTAATAGTTCTAAAATAGATTTAGAAAAGGCTACAGGGTGGTACAGTAAAACAAAAGACTTAATACAACAGAAGTTTGGTGGAAATGCACCAATATTCTTTGAGTTGCTAGGTGTTACATCTCCACAGGCACCGCCTCAGGTTATCTTTAGAAAGTCTACTGAAGTTTTAAGATCTTACTCAGAGGGTAAGTTTGACGAGTCTTTAGAAGTGTACGATGCAAAAGTTAAAGATATAATGGCTCAGTATGATCAAGGTGTTTTTGGTACAGGCAAAAAAGCTTTATTTAAAGCTAAAGAACTTATAAGACAGGCTTCTTCTGATCAAGATGTTGTAGCTGCTATAAAAAAGAAAAACGGGAAATCATTCGGTCTTCCAGTAGTTACTTCAGGTATTGTTAGGGTTTTATATGGTAATTGGTTATCTAATAATCCAGCTAATAAAACAGGACAGTTTTACAATAACTTATCTTTAAGAGATAGAAGTGCTACTATTGATGTTTGGGCTGCTAGAAATATGAGAAGAATATTATATTCTCAAGGAGGGTTTGTACCATTTAGAAGAAGACAGTCTCAAGAAACAACAGTAGGTAATAAAGATTTTGCTTTTGCACAAAGTGTATACGCTATAGCTGCTAAGAAGTTAAACTTAAACCCTGACGATCTACAGGCTTCTATGTGGTTTATAGAAAAACAAATATATAACGAGTCTGGATTTACTGGGGATGTGAGAGCTAAAGAGCAGTCAACTATGGAAAATGCTGTTAGGTCTGCTGACATAACAGATAGAGTTATGATAGGTGCTAGTACATTTATAGGGAATACAAGTCCAGAACAGAAAAACAGAATATATAGTGCTGCGGCTAGAGCTGTTCAAAAGGCTTTAGAAAGAAATGCTACCGATGAAGAAATTGCTGCTGTCATAGCTGAAACTATGCAAGGGTCTATTAGAATGGATCAAGCACTTCAGAACTTAGACGCTATAGTTAAGCAGTTAGGTGCTATGGGTAGACCATATCAGTCAGAAGGTATATATATGAATCAAACAGAAGATACTATAAACTTAGAAATGCTAGTTGATGCTGGAACAGATATATCTCCTTTAGTTGATGAGTTGTTAACTACAGCTATCAATAATGAGCAAGAATCTGTATTTATATCTAAGGTTACAACAGAGCAAGATCCTAATGCTAGACCTTTTAGAAGAATAGAATTTTCTGAGCCTATGACTCTTACTGAAGCTAGAGAGTTTGCTAATGAGCATTTTGGTCCTAATGGCGTGGAGGGTTTAACTCTTAACTATAATCAACAAGCAGAGGTTGTAGGCATGTCAATGCAATTTGTTCCTGAGTATCTTATGGAGCCAATGGGTGAGGGTTTAACGATGGAAAATATAGATAACCTTGGTTCTAAATGGACTGAAGGAGTAAATAAAGCAATAAGAGAAATACAAGAAAAATACGGTGATGATATTTTTAATACCGTAGAATTTGGTTATATTAATACAAAAGTTTTTACAAATGGGGAATACGAAACAACTACAAGACAAGAAAAGTCGTTTGACACAGACATCAATAGAGAGCTTGCCAGAAGGCAAAGAGCTATTAATAGCGGGGACAACGCCCAGGACATCTCAGATCTCAGAACAGGAGATGAGTATTCTAGCAGAAGCGTTCAGCGTTTTCAAATCTTAACAGACTTTGCAGATAAACTAGATCAGATATATAAAGACTTAGGTGGTAATGCTTATGCAGATCCATTTATGTCTGTACCTATTATTAGGGCTGCCTTAAAAACAGCTTCTCTTACTCTTAGAGCCACTTCTAGTGTTGCTACAGCTATAGATGCAGCTATAGATTACTTAAAGAAAGCTCAGGCTGAGGGAGATAAATTTGTCCCCAATCAAGAAGCTGAGATAAGAGAATTATTTAGAGACTTTTTATCAACTCAAGAAGGGTTATTCAATCCTAAACAATCCAATATGGCTGGAGAAACTGAGCTGACAGAAGAAGAAGCATCTAAATTAGATGAACTAGATGAACACTTAGAAAAAACTAGAGAAGAACAGGATCAAATAGAAGATTCTTCAAACTCAGAAGTTGACACTAAGGATTGGACTCTACAAGATTATGCTGAAGCTCTATCTAATTTACAGAAAGATCAGGATGCGGCATTCTCAAGAGGTAAAGATAATTTCTTTGGAAGACTAAAGAACTTTAGAAAAACTTTAGATGATAAGTTTGTTGCTTTAAAAGAGCTTACAGTAGATAGTAAGTATAGAATAAAAAGATCTATCAGAAACATTGGCAAGGATTTAAACCTTGGAGAGACAGCTTCTAACGCTCTCGCTTCTATAACTTTATGGTTAACAGTTCCAGGAACAGCTAAAGAATTTATAGACCAGGCTAATAAAAGAATATGGGGAACTTTATCTTCAGCTCAAATAAAACTAGTGGGTCAACTATCTACATTAGAGAGAATAATAGAGATTGATAATTTATATGATGCTCAAAAGTCAGCAGCTGATGCTATTATTAAAAACTTAAATTCTTTATCTAAAAAACTTGGTAAAGCTAAAAAAGATCAGAAATCTGCTATAAAAGAAGCAATAAAACAAGCTGAGAGTGAATTAGATAACATATATAAAGACAACTCTAATATTAATATTAAGAAAAATGAGGATGGTTCAGGTTATTATTTAGAATATTTAACTAAAGATAAGGATGGTAAAGACATTAGTGAAAGAATGAAACCTGGAATTAAACCAGTGCTAGACCCAACTACTAAGAAGAAAAAGTTCCCTTGGAGACTAAAACATCCTGAAACTAAAAACCCTAAAGGTGAAGGTTACATGATGATGAACAAAGAGCTTGCACAAGGTATGATAGACTCAATGAAGGAAGAACAGGGCGATAGATTTAATATAATAAGAGAAACTACTGACAAACTTTTTGAAGAGTATCGTAATGAGTTAAAAAGAAACTTTGAAGCTGGTCTTATAGATGAAGCAACTTATAATGAGCTTAAAAATTTAAAATATAATCCTAGAAAATTTGTTGACCATGTAATATTCGCTGAGAGAGATATAATTAGTCAAAGAAGGTCAGGAAGATCTGAGAAGGGAGATCATATGCAGTCTCCTATAAAAACCTTAAAGCAGGGTAGTGATCAAGTTTTATATATGGATCCTGTTAAGCTTCTTCAGAATACATTAGCTATAGGAGCTAAATTAAGAGCTGAAAATGAAGTTAGAAAAGGTATATACAATATGATATCTGCTATAGCTAGTCAGGGTTTTGAATATATAAATGGACTAAAGCTTAAAGGTGAAGATATTGGCTACATATTAAAAGATGGTGAGCAAGTTGCAGATGGTCACATTGAAATGAGCTACAGTGAGAATGGAAAGAATATAAGATTTGCTATGAAAAATGCTGCTTATAAAAGCTTATTTGCTAATCCTAGAGACGGGATTCCTACATCTGGGTGGGCAAGAAAAGCTCTTAGTCCTCTTAGGCGTGCTGGAAGTATACTTAAGGTGTTTGCTACTGGTGTTGGTGCTCCTGCATTTTTTATTGCTAATATTTTCTACGACTTCGCTCAACAAGTTATATTTACAGACACTTATAATGGTAAGTGGTATGGATCAACTTTAGCTACAAAATTTGCGGTAGCAGGAAAAGACTGGCTGTCTGTTATGATAGATGCAGCAACAAACGGTCCACTTAGTCAAGAGTATAAGATGCTTGGAGGATCTTTAGAGTTTATGACGAGATACGGTTTGATGGATTATGTAGAAGATACAGCTATTGATGAGGTTCAATTAGAAAAGAGAGTTAGAGAAATAATGGCAGATCCCGCAAATAAACTCCCTGAGTTTGACGCTAGACAACAAGCTGCAAGAGAACAGGTGAATAGTTTGTATGGAGATGAGGCTCCTTATGTAAATCCTAACACTAAGAGTGGTTGGGATATATTTAAAAGATTTATTTCTGCTCCAAACTCAACATCTGAGATGACAGGTAGATTAGCTAATTACAAAAGATGGACTAAAAAATATGTACAAGAATACAAAGATAAGAATGATGGTCAAGAGCCTACAGGAGAAGATCTTATAGCTATCAAGAAAAGAGCTGTAGCTAACGCTGTTGATTACGCTAACTTTAATAATGGAGGAACTGCTATCAAGGCTGTTGACGCTATGGGTTTTGCTTATCTTAATGCTGCGTCACAGGTGTTAGACAAGAGTGTTAGATATGTTTCTGAAAACCCCGCTCAATTTGCTTGGGATACAGCACAATGGGCTCTTACATTTGGAGCTGGTCTTATGGCTTATAACTTACAGTATTTTGATATATTAGATGAAGATGAAGAAGAGAGATTACAAGAGAATTTAAATCAAGCTATAGCTAATGGTGATACTGAGTCAGAAAAGGAAATAAGACAAAAGTTATACGAAAATAGAAGATATTTTATTAATCATATAAATGATTATGACTTAGAGAATTACCACTGCGTAATACTACCTGGTAAGGTTACAGATATAATTAGTCAAGAAAAAGAAACAGCTTTACAAGATCAACTTAGAATAGCTAAAAGCATGGAGGTAGGTCCAGAAAGAGATGCTAGAATAGCTGAAATAAAAGAACAGTTATCTGACAATAAAATTATAACTCCTAGATACTTTAAAATACCTAGTGATGCTAGAATGAATGTGTTTAGAGCTATAACTGAAGACATGATGTTTAAACATGTAACGGGGTCAGATTTTAGAAATTTAGGAAAAGATGTTTTCTCATATACTCCTTGGGGTAGAGGTGAGGATAAAAATTCTTACGGTAGAATACTACAGAAAGCTATACCTACTGGTGCTGGTAATCCTAGAGATTTAATGGCTTCAAATCCTCTTTTAAATGCAACTGCAAAAGTTTTATGGAACTATGATGCTTTCTACAATAAACCTGTTTGGTCAGATAAATTTGAAGCAGAAAATGGTTACAATCAATACAGAGGGTTGTCTGATTCATATGAAGATAGAATTTTAAAAGATATTTCTAAAGGGTTTGACAAAATAGGATTAGCTGAGGGTGGTATTCCAGTTACAACTACAAAGTCAGCTTTAGGATCTTTATTTACTAATATGGATAGAAACCCCTGGTATGCCGCTATTAACCATATGTATGTGGCTAGTCAAGGAGGATTAAGTGACACTGAAAAGGAGAAGTATGGTAATCAAATGAATTTATTTATGAATGACTTTTTAGGTCCAGCAACAAAAAGATATGTTGGGGACATTGACCTTCTTAGAAACAAAAAGTCAAAACTACAATCTGAAGCGGATCATGTAAGAAAAACAGAAGAGAGGTTCCAAGCCAATTTAAAACTTTCTTATGATGCTGTTATGAAAGAAATGAATGTAAGACAAGATCCTGACACAAATGAATGGATAGATTCTGAGGGTAAAACTATGCGTCTTTCAGATTTAGATGGGGATGGATATCTTGACCCTGCGGAAATGTTCCTTTCTAGATCAAACGAAATAATAAATAAGGTAGAGGAGGAGCTGCGTGGTAGACTTGGAGAAGATGAGGTAATAGATGACCTGATGTGGAATAGGGGAGAAATAAAAAAGAGAATAAATAGAATGGTTATTATGAATTGGAATTACTCAACAGCTAGTTCTGATGTGCAGCAAGCTATTACAGATTATAAACAAGGAAACCCAATGACAGCAGCTTATATGATGTGGATGTTAAAAAATGGTAAAACAGGATTAAATGAACAGCAGCAGACAGACTTGAGACACACATTGGAAGGTAGAGATAGTAATGGAAAAAGATATGAAAAAGAAGATCCTGAATATATAGAAAATATAATGGAAAACCCAGAAGTTCTGTATATGATGAGAATGTGGTCAGCAGCTGATGAAGAAAAATTAAAACGTATTAGAGGTAATAATTAAAAAAATAACTATATTTACATAATGAAAAAAGATATAAGTAAAATATTATACATAATAATGATGATTGTAGTATTTTGTGTTTCTACCGCTTTCGGTCAGGGAGACTTTTTTAAATACTCAACTTTCTACACTTCAATGACTATGAATACCTCTTTTACTGAAAGGGGAGACTACACAGCTCAAGATAAAGGTTATGAAGATGTTACTACTGTTCACCCTTATGATTATAATTTAACCGTAGGACTCAGAAAAATTGCTAGATTTGATTATGAGTATAAAGTGAAGACTTGGTATTACGGAACTGAAAAAGCTGTAGCTGACAATGTTACTTTAGGTAACGCTGTAGGATGGGAATATTTACTTAACTTTTCTTTTATAAGAAATAGAGGTGAGAAATTTGTTGATCAAAAACTATGGTTAAGATACTTAGGTAATAGTTGCGTTACAAAAGCTCAATTCACTGACAATCAGAGAGTTAACTTACGATATGCATCGTTTGATACTAGGTTTAGAATAAATAAAGGTAATTGGGACTTTACATTAGGTGGAGTCTTTCGTTTACATCCAGTATATGGTGTTACCCCTATAGAAGACTTCTGGGTGCCTGGCGAGTCTAGTTTTCAACAACTGGCTCAAGACTTTGGGTATGCTCCAGAACAATGGGTTCAAGGTTTTTACGTGAACCAGAATTGGTACGATGTTAGTGGTGGAGACTCCGTTTTAGTAGCTACCTCAAATGATGAGTTCTTCAACCACTACTTCGGAGATGCAGTTGCAACATACAATGAAAGAGAATTAGAAAATCTTGGACTTCAAAAAGAATTAAGTGCTGTTATAGGATTAGCATATTATAAGTATACAGATAAGTTATGGTTACATGTTTGGGCTAATTGCATGCCTTTTCATTACGGTTTAGATGAATATTCTTTTGAGTATGGAGTTGAAGATTGGGATAATTTAGAGTGGGATGCTGGTTTAGTGTTTGGATCTAGAGTAACTAAGCACTTAGGAATGTTTGTAGAGGGAACTCACATGCGTTACTGGATGAAGCCAGTATATGAAGTGAAGTTTGGTTTTAATTATTTAATATTTTAATTATGAATAGGTTGATATTTTTATTTGTTACGTTTATAAGCTCATTTTCCTTTTCTCAAGGTTATGACTTTCAACAACTGTGTTTAGATTGTGTAGAGCAAAATGGTTTTTTCTGTGGAGACGATCCAGCAAACTGGACTCAATATTCTCCTAATGGATGTGTTCCTAATGGAGAGGGTGGACTTTTTTATCTTAACGATGGGTGGGAAGATTGTGCTGATGGAAGCGATGAGCAAGACACAGAGCCTACTTCTCCTGAAGAGTGTGGACCACCTCCATCAGAAGATTGTGATACAGTATATGTAGAAATACCTGTAATTGAGTATGAATATATATATGAGACTGATACGATAGTAGAGACAGTAATAGAAACGGTAATAGAGACAGAATACATATATGTAACAGATACTGTGTATGCAGATGTTTTAGATACTATGTTTATAGATGTTATAGAATATGTTGAGATATATGTTACAGATACGATAGTAGAGACAGAGTTTATAACTGAGTATATAGATTGTGATAGTGGTCTACCTTGCAATTCAGGCATTGAAGAGGTGTTAGACAAATCAAAAGGATCTGGATTATTATACAATCTGCAAGGTCAAGTTATTAGAAAGCCTGAAGATATATATATAGAAAATGGTAAAATTAAATACTTTATAAAATGAAAATAAATAAAAAATACATGGGCGGAGGTCTTAATAAAAAGCCTGCTACATATAATGGTGGTGGAGTAATTGGTTTCATAGATGATCTTTTATTTGGTAGTGATGATGATTCTGGTTCTAGTTCTGGTTCTGGTTCTGGTGGAGGAGGAGGTGAAAGATTTCAATTTGAAGGTGCACCACCTGCATCTCCAGTTTTTAGATCTAGAAGCTACTCAGGGGCACAGCAGTATGAAGACGGAGGAGTACCATTAAAAAAGAAAACAATTCCTCAGGTGGGATCAGAAATGCCAATAGGAGAGTCAAGATTGAAGGAGACAGATGATGAAGAGATGGCTAAAGAAAACAGAATGGAAGAGGCAGCAGAGCAAGGAGCAGATCAAAAACAAAGAGAGTTGATAATGTACATGGAAAGTATGGATAATTTTGCGAGACAATATCCTAATCAGTTTGAAGCGATGCTGAAAGAAATGTATAGCAGGGAAATGCAGGAAAAAGGAAGGAAGGGAGAAATAATGACAGGTGCCGAGGGAGAAGCGGGTCGACCTAAATTTATGGAATAATGAACATATTCAAAAACAATAATGATTGGAATGAGAAGGCTATAGTTGGTTTTATAGCTTTTATAATAATGTGTATAATAATGGTCGCTGATCTAGTTACTGGCTGGGTTGGAAAAGATCTTGTCATAAATAAATTCGTATACGACAGCTTCGTCTGGTGTGTATTGGGTTGTTTTGGGATCAGTGGCGTAGAAAAATTTGCTAAGAAATGAGTTTGTATGCTAACATAAATAGGAGAAAAAAAGCTGGAACGAGTAGATCTAAAAAAGATTCTACAATAAGTCCAGAAGCTTACGATGATATGAAAAGGGGATTCCCTAAAGGTGAAAAGGGAATGAAGCTCAATAAGAAAAAAAGAGAGTTGACAGATAGTCAAAAGAAAAAACTAGAAAACCATAAAGAGCATCACAGTGATGAACATATGAAAATGATGATTGAGCTTATGCAAAGTGGAAAGACATTTGATGAGGCTCATAGTATAGCTATGAAAAAGGTAGGAAAATAATATGGCGAAGTCAGCTGCATGGAAAAGAAAGGAGGGTAAGAATCCTACTGGAGGATTAAATAAAAAGGGTAGAGACTCTTACAAAAGAGAAAACCCTGGAAGTAAATTAGCGGCTCCTGTTACTGGTAAAGTTAAGAGGGGAAGTAAAGATGCTAAGAGACGTAAGTCTTTTTGTGCTAGAATGAGCGGAATGAAAGGTCCCATGAAAGATAAAAAAGGGAAACCAACAAGAAAAGCTTTAGCACTTAGAAAATGGAAATGTAGAGTTAACAAAAAAAAGAAATAGTCATGAAAGAAATATCTGAAGATTCTAAATTTGAGGTTAGTCTAAAAACATTAGGCGGTATAGGATTTTTAATAGCTACATTAGTTGGTATGTGGTTTACACTACAAGCTGATATTGAAGAAGCTAAACTTCTACCTGTTCCACCTGATCCAGAGGTTACTCAAATGGAGTTCAAAATGAAGGACGAAAATATAAGAGCCTCAATTTATTCAACTCAGGAAGATGTTAAAGAAATAAAAGAGGACATGAAGTACCTTAGAGATAAAATAGATAGACTACAATGAAATATATGGATTTAAAATTATTACTAATATTTATATTAGTCCTTATTATTGGCTCTAAAGCTTCAGGTCAAGAGTTTATAAATTCTGACAACTTTAATGATAAAATAGCTAAAGACATTGTAGCTGTAGAATTTTGGGTAGACTGGAACTCTTCTAATGAGTTTGCGGATCTATCTAGTTTAAGTGACTGCTCAAAGTACAGAGTTGATATAGGTAAGTATCCTAATCTTCAGAAGGAGTATAATATAACTTGCATACCCACAGTCATAATATTTGAAAGCGGTGATGAAAAGGAAAGGTTCAAAGCCAATATAATGTTTCAATTAGACGCTGACAAAAAGAAAGTTCAAAAAAGCATAGACAATATTATGCTTGCAAAATTCAACTAATATGTATACTTATAAAGCAAAATTAGACAGGGTGGTCGATGGAGACACCATAGATGTTAATATAGATCTAGGTTTTGATATCACTGTTCATAAAAGAGTTAGATTAGCGGGGATAGATACTCCAGAGTCTAGAACTAGAGACTTAGAAGAAAAGAAAAGAGGTTTGGCAGCAAAGTATAGATTGAATGAGATTTTAGATCAAGGTAGTTTAGTTGTAGAAAGTAAAGAGGTTGGTAAATATGGTAGGGTATTAGGGGTTCTAACTGTATATCCTGACAACTTAGATTTACCCATTAATGTTAATGAAACATTAGTTAGTGAAGGTCACGCTGTTGAGTACAATGGTGGTAAAAAGGTTAAAAAAAAGGTAGAACAAGAGGCATCTGATTTGAATGAAGACGTTCCTTTTGGAGACTAGTAATAATTAAAAACAAATAATATGATTAATTGGATTAACTCCTGGACATCAGGAAATAAAAAAGATAAATACGAATTAACATTCAGAATAAGTACACTTACTGTATTTGAGTTAATGTTTTGCCCCTGCTTAGTTTGCGAGAACAAAAAAGGTAGCTGCAAAAGATTTAGATTTATGATCCTTAACTTTGGTTTTGAGATATAAAATGATTATATTTGGTAAAAAATTAGTTAACAATTTAAAATAAAAATAAATGGCAACAACAACTGCACAAATTACGTTATCGTCTAGTGATCTATTAACAGATTCTTTGAGTTTAACTACGACAGCTACTTTGTATGATGCTGGAACAACAACAGGTATTACTCAAACTGAAGGATTATCTAGAAAAACAACTACTTCTGCTTCTCAATATGTACTTTTTGATGGTACACCATCTACAACTTATGGAGCTAATAAAGCTCACAAAGTTTATATTAAAAACTGTTCTACAACTAGATCAGAATATGTAACTGTTGAAATTAATTCTGAGGGTATAGGTAGACTATACGCTGGAGACTGGATGTTTATACCTTGGGGTGCTACTGCTGATACAAACGATATCAAAATTCAACCAAGCGTATCAACTACTATGACTATAGAGTATATGTTATTCATATCTGCGTAAATGAAACTTGAGGTAATAAGGTTCTCTAGTGAAGCTGATTCTACTAATGGTCTTTTATTTTCTGTAGAGGACGAGAAGAGAAACTTCTTATGCTACACTTTAGAGGATGAACAAAGAGACGTTAAGGAATATGGAGAAACTAGAATACCTGCGGGTACCTATAAACTTGGTCTTAGAACCGTTGGTGGGTATCATAAAAAGTATTCTGGTCGTTTTGCTGATATTCATATTGGCATGCTTCACGTTCTTAACGTTCCTGGTTTTGAGTATATACTTATTCATTGTGGAAATACTGATGAAGACACCGCTGGGTGCTTACTTGTGGGGGACTCCCAGGAAAATAACCAAATCAAGAAGAACGGTTTTGTAGGATCATCAACAAGAGCTTACATGCGTATATATCCTGAGATAGCACAAGCTATAAAAGACGGTGAAGACGTTACTATAACCTATTACGATCACGATTGTTAATAAAATTTCTTAAATAAATTTAGAAAAACCGAACAAATATTTGTATATTGAGTGTGTGTTACACATTCGTGTTTACATAGTTTTAGTTTTAAGTTTCGATAAGCCCATCTCTCCGATGGGTTTATTGTTTACAGCTTAGACTTTATTGAATTAATTTTCATCCGAATACTATTCTTATCAGACTCATCTTTGCACTTGTTCATTTTCTTATGTAGTGCTGTTAATTCTGTTAGCTTTTTTCTTTTAGCTTTATTTCTAGCATTAGCTTTTCCCATCTTCTGTTTTAGCTGTCGGAGTGAATGTTCCGTTGTCTATATTAATTGTTCCGTCACCATACTTCTTATTCATTTTTTCCATCATCTTCTTACCTTTGGTTTCGTTACCTTTAAATTTAGCAACCATATCTTCCTCCATCTTGATAAGTTCTTTCATCTTAGCATCTACTAAGATCATGTCTGTTTTTAATCTTCCGAAGTTTACAGTTAGTGTATTTTTTTCAGCGTTTAATTCCTGAAGTTCTTTGATTTCTTTTTCTTCTAGTTTTTTATTTTCCATTGTCTTTAATTTTATTATTATTATTTTTTATTTTCTCGATTGATCTACCAGCGAAGTACGCTGAGTATACTACAAGTAGGAGCTGGGTATAAATTGGACCGTACATTGGATTCATTTTAAACTCCCCTACATTACCATCAAAGAAAGACATAACCACCAGCATAACAGTTAAAAAAGCTAGAGTCAAAGGTCTAATATTGGCTGGCAACCATCCAGCTTTAGCATCAGCCTCCCATCTTCTAGTTACCTGTTCTTGAGCACTAGCTTTAGCGTTCTCAATCATTTGTTTCATCTGTAACTTTAAGGTTAGTTTCTCCTCTTTAGTTGTTACAACTTCATCAATAATCTTTGAAGCGTCTCCTAATAGTGATTTAAAAACTGTCTTTAACATGTTTATTCTTTCTTGTATATTTCTTTTTATTCTTATACGGTTTAGATCTAAGATCCATTCCGTTTTTTTCTGCTTCCAACTGGGACTCTCTTCTTATTTTTTTGTCCGACCTTGCTTTGTCTTCCTTTGAAATCATTGTTTTTTAACTTAAGTTTTTCAACAACCTCCATTATTTGTTTCTGTGTCCCTGGCATGTAAAGATCGTAACTTTTTTTCTCTTTTGCAAGCATGTTTTTAAATAATTTCCATCTAAGATTAAACGCCTCTGTTCTTAAACCTTTACATTCTATGATCCATCCTTGCTCAAGATTGGTAAAGTCAGGAAGATAAGTGGCTTGAGATATGTTTTCAGAGGATCTTACAAACACATTCTTTCCTTTGCTTTTCTTTTTCTCAATACATTCTCCTTCATATATAAACTTGTCTATTAAAATAAACCTATCTTCTTCGTACTTAAAAGGTATGCCAGCCACCTTAAGGCATTGGTATGTAAACTTCTCTAACTTTGATTTAAATTTAACGCCATTAAATGTGGTGGCTGTAGCATTCCTTACTTTTTTATTATATTTTCTTTTTCTTTTCATTCTAGTTCCATTAAATAATTACCACTTACGGAGTCTGAGATTCGTGTTACGTTACGAAATTCTATAAGTCTTTTAAACTCAAAGTGATCATATTCATATTCATAAAAATAGTATATAATACTCTCTTCTGGCACATGACAGACTTTTGTGTTATTGGTTAATATATATGTGTCATAGCCAGCGAACATTCCTATATGTTTCCATGCGTGATACACTCCAAAAGTGTTTTGGGGAAATATTCTTATACCGTCATTTGTTATATCTAAATATTGAGTTGGTTCTATTTTTACAGTGTTATAGGGCATAAAATCATCAACGTCAGACATATATACATCTTCAGAGTAATATAAACCACTTTCAATTTGTGCGAATAGCTGACCCGTCAGCATCAACGCAATAAAAAATATCTTCTTCATAATTAGTAATTTTGGTTAATATATATCGTTACTCATACCAACTGGCAGTGAGTCTAAAATTTTATCTACTTTTATTTTTACTTCTTTTTTGTTTCTTTTCTTTATTTCACGTTCTATTTTCTTCATAGATCTCTCACAATTTTGCAAGCCTTCAATGGTATTTTCTGTAAAAACATTATGTATAGTTATATGGTTTATATTTTTACTTACCACCTTTTTCCCTACCTTATTTTTATTTACATTCTGGTAAGAACACTCAATAGTTAATACGTATATCTGTTTTCTCATTCTAAATCTTTTCTAGTTATCCATTCCTGTTCTGGTGAGTATGTAGTTTTCTCCCTCCATAAACTATGTGTTTGGCTAACACCATCTAGCGGGCAACTCATTTGGTGATCTAAATATCTACCAGACCTTCTATCATATTTTAAAGACTCTTCTCCTGGAACACCCACAAGCTTTTGAAACTTAACTTTTTGCACACTAAAGGCTACTGAAGTATTGTTTATATCCATAGCATCATCTCTATGTATACATATAACATTGTCCGCTTTATTAAACCAGTTCTGACTACCACTAATGTCATACGCTGTAGGTTTTTTATAACCACCTTGATCATCTCTGTCCATCTTTCTTGGGTGTGCTATAATAATAAACTTAAGATCATTAACCTGCTCAAACCTTCTTATCTGAGTAAGGCATTCACCTATGTATGTTGTTTCATCTTTACCAGCAAACTTATGATCCAGCTGATTAAATGGGTCCAGTAAACAACCTTTTATACCGTGTCTTAACACTAAATGTTTAAATTTAGACAATATATTATCAAGACTAAAATCATCTTCAGGATATATAGCAAAGAAATGATCGTTTAAAAATTCTATAGCTTTCTCGTATTCATATATACTCATTCTATCATTTACATCTACATCAGATGTGTTGCCTATATACATTTCAGCTAGAGTGTCGAACAGGTCCCCCACTGGGTAGTTTTCTGGAGAAAATATTCCCCACTTCCACCCATATAAAACAGAGGCATTTAGCATTATCTGCATAGCCATCATTGTTTTACCTGAGCCTGGAATACCTGTCCACACATCTAGTTCTGAAGTTCTGAGGGTATAGTGATTGTCTAATACTTGATATCCTGTAGTTAGTCCTTTCTTTTTACCGTTGTTGAATACATCTATCATGTAGTCTTGCTCAGACTTAACAGTAAAAATACCATCTACTGGATACGGTTCAGCGTCTTTTAATATTTTTTCTAAAGCTAATACACCTTGATCTACAAGCATTTGATTAGCATCTTTTATTTCATCAGGAAACTTAACTATAAAACATCTTTCTCTTCCTATTCTTCTGCTAAGTTCTTCTAGCAAAACTCTTCCGTTTGCATCATTATCTGAACATATATATATCTTCTCCATATTTTGAAAATATTCCCAGCAGTTATCTAGATAAGAGAATTTATTATCATAGTTTTTAGTACCAGGATTAGGTGCCCCATCAGGTACAGATACACAGTTCTCTATTCCTATTTCGTTTAAAGATAGCTTATCCATTTCTCCTTCTACTATATATACATCCTTGTGATCTTTTATATCATCTAGACCGTAGAATATTTTCTCAGCGTCTTTATGTTGCTTAAAATTCTTTTCTCCGTCCCTGTATTTTACATTCACAAGTTCTCCATCCCTAAAGTAATTAAAGCATATTACGTTTCTATTTGAAGACACTTGTGGCATATATTCCTTTTTTTGTGTTATTTTATTCTTAACTAAAACCTTTTGAGATATACCTCTTGATCTAAACCAGTCTACCATCTCATCTGACAATCCAGTAGAATTGTGCATTTCAGGTCTAGAATATTCTATATCCTTTCGTTTTTCGTATGTTTTATATTGATTAATAATACCACTGTCTCCGCAGTGATGACACAAGTACGCTCCAGTTTCCGCATTTATAGCTAGACATTTCTCATTAGATTTCTTGCGATCTCCAGAACAATTATAACATATATGTCTTACCTCCCCTTGTGTTTTATTAATACGTATTCTATCATTATTTAGGCTCATTTAAATAAATCGTTTACATTAAATTCTTGTTTCTTTTTCTCTTCCTCTTTTACTTTTTCATCTTTCCAATATTCTCCATTCAACCAAGTAAGTGGGTGCTTTCTAAATTTTGGATCAGGAGTTTCTTTTACATATGTGGGTACAGCGTCTATTATGGTCTGCATTGTAGCTAACCCATACTTAAGAAATTTATCCTGACATTTCTGCATACCAGTCTTTTTGTTATACAGATTCCAAAAGGCTTTAAACATAGCTAATTTTACTTCTCTGTCCTCTTTTGTTTTTGTAACTGATGATAGTGGTGTGACTAGATCTTTACTTTTAAAATGATTATTTAGGTTTTGAAATATTTTACTACATTCTTCTTCTGTATCATATATAATATCTAAAGGCTTGTCTTGGTTTTTTCTTATTATATAAAGTATTCTTCCTTCGCAAGAAAACCCAGCAACAGAATTGCTATCAATAGACGTATGTTCAGATATTTTTAAATACATAGTTTAGTTTTTTATATAGAGAGGGACATACCCCTATATCCCCCTCCATAAGTGTTAAGTTAAAACGGTAAAGCTTCCTCTTTCTTCTCTTTCGACTCAGACTGAGGCTCTGGCTTAAACGTATTTATCTTAACATAGTGAGTTTTTCCGTACTCATTAGCACCGTCTCTGTTGGCACCAATAGTAAGGTTAACATATTTCTTGCCATTATACTCATACACATGATCCTTTAGCTTAGCTAGATCCAGTGAAAAGTTAACAAGAGATCTTCCTTCATCGAAGACTTTCTCTGTACCGCTTCCGCAGTAAATGTTCTCATTATTCATAATAAAATAATTTTAGTTAGTTAATTAATTAATAAACTTCTCTAAAGCTTCCATTCTACTCTCTATTACTAATATTTTGTAGTGAAAAGACTTTAAAGTTCCTTCGGTGTTTCCGAAGTCAACACCAGTTTCGTGAGGATCTTCTATCTTTAGACCATCCACAACTATTTGGTATTTTTCTGCATATGACATATCAAATTTAAGATCAACATCATGCATGTTTAAAGCATGCATTACAGAGGTGTGATTTCTGTATCCGATTCTTTCAGCCACGTCTTCTAATCTATAGTCCATTTTGTTATACATCATGTAGCATAACATGTTTCTAGCTTGTACAAGTTTTCTTTTTCTACCTCCACTAGCCATAATTTGATTAGGTGTTATTTTAAATGTTCCAGTGATTAAAAGAAGTGTGTTACCAAAAGATCTATCTCTAAAACTATTCTTTAATGTTAAATAGTTCTCCAAAAGTGTACTCATAATCTTGTTTGTTTAAGTGTTTTACAATATTCTTACCATCTCCCACAGAGAATAAGTCTGGGTTTTTAAGGTATTTCCTAACTGTAGGTATAGACAATCCTGTTATCTCTCCTACTTTATTTTTAGTTACCTTGTTTTGTTTTAATGTTTTAAATAATTTAGTCATAATTTTAATTTTTATAAAGTTCCTGTATATACATGTTCGTATGGATCAAAGAGTTGTTGAATAAAGTATAAGCTATATGTGTCTAATAGTTTTTTGTACTTCATTCTACCCTCATCTATAAATTCCTCACTGCAATTATATATAGCCATGTTATATGGAGCCGACTTTTCTATAACTATAAACCAAAACTGGTCTACACCAAACCCATCTAAATAAAAAGAGGCTTGCCTGTCATATCCATACTTATAAGCTGACTTTCTGAAGCCATCAGGGCTAGAGTCTTGAGTTGTCTTTATATCCACAAGAATATTCCTGTCTTTATTCCAGTAGTCAGCCTTTCCTTTACACGCTATTTTAGTGTCTGGATCATTCCATACATTAACTTGTTCAGCTAACCCACCAGATAATAATTCCATAGCTTCAACAGAGGATGTTAACTTTTTTCTCATGCCAGTTAAAGACTCATCCTCATCATGCGATAGTATTGTCATTCCACTGTGTAGATCTAAAAACTTTTGGTATTCCTCTTTACCAGCTTTAGTTCTTTTGTTCACATCTGGCTCTACCACAACTTCTTTCTCATATTTATCATGCTCAAGCATACACATATGAAACGCTCTACCAAAATTAAGTGCCTTAGTAATAGGTCGATCACTAGGATTGTCCCTATAATGTTGATAGGTTGCTGGGCTACGTTTAATTAATCCTAGCTGTGAGTTAGTTACAAAAGAATAGTCGCTGTAGTAAACCTCGTCAGAGGCAAACTTTTTTATTATCTCATCCATAATTATTATGCTGTTTCGTTAATAGCTTTAGTTATTGCATCTTTCTGAGCCTTAGTCATATCATATTTATTCATATGCTCAGTAACAAGATCTTTATTACCGTCTTTGATAGACTTCATCATAGCTTGATAAACTTCTATAGTCATCTTCTTTGCTGTAGATTTCATGTTCTGTTTTTTAATAGCTATATCTACTTCGTTAGCTGAAGCTACAGACTCGTCAATCCCTATACCAAAATTAGCTAAACATCTACCCCATGATGATGTTTCACAGTTTTCCACGTAGCTTGTCTTGTTTATAAAACTAGCAGACTTTTCTTCATGTGCGTGTCCAGTTGCTAGCCTATTACCTTCTGAGTCTAGTATATCTGATTTTACCACTACCATTTCTGAATCAATATGAGTTATCTCAGACACTAATGAATAGTTAGGGTAGTTTGATCTAAAGTATTTAAGTCTTTCGTTGACTTCTACATACTTCTTTCCTTTGATGTTTATTGTTTTAAGTTTAGTCATTTTAATTTAATTTAAGTTAATTTTAATTGCAATTTAGTAAATAAGTTTCACTTATCCTACTATTTCTGAAAGTTTTTTTCAAGATCAGGGTTATGAGTATTTTTTTCTAATCTGTTTAATACAATATGAGACTGGCACCTTCTGTAATTGTTCAATGTAATGTTTGATCTCTTTACCGTTCAATGCTAGTATCTTATCTTGAATAACTACTTTTATGTTCTCAATTACTGATTCTTCTGTTTTGCCAAAACCTTTTACACCGATCAGATCTTTTATTGTTTCTTGATCTTTTAAACTTTGCTTTATTATTCTTTGTAATTTCTTTTCTTGCACATAATCGTTACAAGATTTAGATTTCTTACCTATTTTTTCTATAGCAAAATTTAAGTTATGTGTTTTTCTAAAAACTATACTATCCATGATGTAATTTTTTAATGAGTCTTAAGATAGGTTGTACAATCTCCGTATATATTCCTAATATAAAAACGAAACTAAATATAGTTAGAAATAAACATAAATACAAAGCTATAAAAGACATTGTTATTGTTATAAATATATCCATAATTCTATTTCATTAATTTTTTTATTAGTGTATTAAATTCTTTAACAGCAGAATCTATATCGTAAACCTTGTTGTGTTTCCTATCGTATGTATACTTAATATCTACTTTAAATGTATCTTCGTATATATGATTTGTTTTATCTGACATAATTTTAGTTTTAATTGTTATACACTTTCCTCTGCATTATCAGAGTATTCACATGCTTCGTTATATATGTTTGGATCTACTTGATTGACATAGTCAACAAAGTGATTAAACCAAGCTAATTGCTTACCCAACAATGTGTTTGTTGAAGATTTTATTGTTAATTCATTCTCATTTGGTTGAGAATTTGCGTAATCTAAATCGTTTAAATCGTATGGTGTTTGTTTCATAATTTTATTTGTTTTTATTATAATACCAATTCTTTTTATTTAAGTTATTACCAGCAACCCGATCTCCATTTGAGTCTAGTATAACCTCATCTCCCTCGTAATCAAATACATCATAAGGGTTTTTGTGTGGGTTGTTTATATAGTAGTGAATCTTGTCCACTATATCTTGATAAGCAGTTTTTTTCTTGTCCATAATTTTAGTTTTAATTAGTTTTAGTTTAAAGAAATAAGGGAGTGTAGGGTGTGATGCGTTAGGTTTTATTCACACTTTTCACTAGTAACGCTACCTTTCACACTCCCCATTTCTATTTAATAAGTTGTTGCTAACATAGTAAATAATTTTCACTTATGCAAATCAATCGTTGAAGAACGCTCTACTACATGAGGTAGAACAAAAGTCATAGTTAGTATCTTCCCCACAGAATTTACATGGAGTCTGATCCACTTGATCTTGGTATGGCTCTCTATCGTAATTGTTCATAATTTTATTTATTTATATTCGCATTATTCTTTCATAATTCTCCTTTGCATCTTCTTTTGAATAAGCCCATATTTTAATTCCATTTATTGTGTATAATTCTTTTTTATTTTCCATAATTTTATTTTTTTTTGTTAATACTTGACATTCTCATTTTTTTCTTGTACCTTCCGACCATTATTAGTAGATAATTATGTTAGTTATATAATTTTTATATAAAAATATATATATCTCTTATCTTCTACTTCTACTCCTACTTCTTTAATGTTAGTAGCTATTTGTATCAAAGGATACCTATATCTTCTAGTTTCCCCTCATTAATATCTCCATTAGCTAACAGGTATTCGCTTTCAATTAGACTATTTGCAGTTCTTCCATAATGTCCTTGTAAACTCCAAGCCATCCCATTTTTAATAAGTTCGCTAAACATTCTTAATATATCTAGATCGGACATATTTCCAGACTCGTAGTCCATTATGTAATCTACTATATCTCTTTTTCTTGTAATTGATTTATATAAGTCGAAACTTTTTCTTTCTTTCATAGTTTTATATTTTTAAGTTAGTAATTGTTTTAGTTGATGATAGTGGTGTTAGTTGATGATTAAGAGGGAGAAAGTTCTCCCCCCAAATCAAACTAAAAACTACACACTACTATTTTATTAATAATTTAGGTTTATTTTCACATATCCAACGATATGTATTTATACTGTTTACTTTGTTAGTGTAAGATAGTTTTCTATAATCTACATTACCATTTTTATCGAGTGTTGGTTTCTTAGACCATAAGTAATGATTCTTTCCATTCTTATCTATCCAATGTATTTTAGATTTGTATTCTATTAGTTGTTTCTTCCATTCGTTGAAACATGTAAATTCTTTATTAGTCATAGCTATTTAGTTTTAAGTTCATTTATTATATTATCTAAGTGTCTCATATACATAAAATCTGTTTGGTGTAGAGGTTTTGCTAATTCTATCCTTAGACATTCTCTGTAAAAATTTATATCCTTTTTCATAGTTAGTTAGTTTTATAAGTTATATTTATCTATTAGTTCATCTGCAAGTTTATAATCTTCTTCATCGTGAGTAGTTTGGTAGTCGCAACCACCAAGTCCAACATATTTAAAGGACATAAACTTCAGAATTTCTAAGCAAAATTTCTTTGTTATTCTTTTAGGAATTGCATTATCTAATCTTTTATGATATAGTTCTTCTGCAAATTCATCAATACACGGGTAATAGTCTACTTTCATTCTTGTTCTCATAGTTTTAGTTGTTGATTGTTTTACAAACATACGAATTATATTTCATATATGCAAATTATTTTCACTTTATTTTATTCTGTATCTGTTAATTCACTTCGTTTTATTTGCTTTACCCAATTATGTTCTAGTGATTCAGCTATTAGAAATTCATCTGTACAATCGTTGTATTCATCATCTAGTGTTAGTCCTCTTAAATACTTTACAAGTTGTTCATCTGTTTCAAATATATATCCATAATCGGTGTCCCTGTACACAAGTTGTTGTTGTAGTTGATTTTGGATCTTGACCATTAATTTCTGTACCCCTTTGTATCTTATTTTTTCAATTAACATATCTTTTATTAGTTCTAGTTCTCTGTCTGTTAGTTTTATTGTATTCATAGTTATAGTTATTTAGTTAGTATTTTTCGTGGATTAAATTTCCGTTATCTATTGCTTGGATTATATTAGTATAGGATTCTAATTGTGTTGTAGAGTATTCTAAATAAATTCCATCAATACCATTCATTATCTCCCATATGTCTTCTTCTTTATTGTATCTTATTTCTTTACTACTTCTCGCTAGTCCGTTGGCTAAAGATATGTAGAAATCTTGAAAGTAATCATCTGAGCATATTGTCTTTAGTTCCTCTATACTTTTTACTCTAGTTCTTTTCCTAGTTCTTTTCATAGTTATAGTTTTTAGTTAGTAATAAATCCTTCTGCTAGTTCTTCGTATGTTTCTAGTACACTCGTTCCGTTGTAATAGTTATTTAATATAACATCTTGAAAAGACCTATCTGTAAACATCATCTCAATGTGTTGTATTGTAAAGTCTTCCCCATGAAAATCTAGTTTCCCAATGTTATTAATAAATAGGTATTTCAGTTTTAATATGTATGCTTTCATAGTTATAATCTTTAGTTTTAGTATTATATAGGGGAACATTGTCCCCTATTTCATGCTATTAGCAATCATCAGTAATACTTTGCATCTCCTCTAATTTGTTTAAGATAAATTCTTCAATCTCGCTAAATATATCGCTATTACAATCTAGTTCTATATCTAATCTTCGTTCTAATTTTGTCCATACATTAGAGGTGTTTAATACGTCGCTAATTATTAAGATTTGTTCTTGTTGTTCATCTGTTAAAAAGTGCATAGTTATAGTTTTTAGTTATTAGTATTAGACAAGTCCCTTTTATTTTTGTCTTTCTTTCAGATAATTCTTGTTTGTTTATACTCTGTATTTATTATCATACTCAGAGGGTTAGTGTGGGACTTGTTTCGGTCTATTAGACCTCGTCAGTAATACTGTTCATTATGTCAATATGTGCTTGTTTATTGCTAAACGGAGTCAAAGCCTTGTTGATAGTGTTGATTGTGTCGCTTACACTTGTACTCATGTTAGCTTGTTCCATTTCAAATTGTGCGATTAATTCATTCATAGTTGTATAATTTTAGTTAGTAATTTAGTTTATCCGTATTGTATATTCTCATCTAGAATATCTTCAAGTTTGTCTATCTTGCTTATTGTCTTTGCTACAATTAGTGCCTTATCTAATCTTTTCATTATACTTATACAAGAGCCATCTGTTATACCTTGTACTTGAATACCATTAATAGTATTACCTTCTCCAATAGAATCTTCAAGGTCATAAAAATCTTCTTTTGCTCCTAGCCAATTATATCGCCAAGTATCGTTATGAGTTCCACCTGTATCGCCTATTGTAGCAATCTGATTAAGTATCTTTCTATACTTATTTAATAATTGTTCATTAGTCATAGTTGTATAATTTTAGTTAGTAATTTTTTTGTTATTTAATAATCGTTTAATTCGTTGTAGTGTATCAAATCTACCTAAATCATATGCTCTCATCATGTCCTCATCACAGTCCGTTTCGTTAGATATTTTTTGATAATCATCTCCAATAAATTTGTAAGTTTCTTCAAGTTCTTGTTCAAGATATTGCATTAAGTTTTTCATAGTTGTATAATTTTAGTTAGTGATTAACCTTGTGTCAATCGTATGGTACAAATGTAAAGTAAAAAACAAATAACTTCCAAATAAAATGTAAATTATTTTCATTCTCTCGAGGAAAAAAGTTGTAAATAAATATCTATATGAGGTATCAGAGGTAGATTGATTCTAATGAAAAAACAGAGAGTTTTAATAGTAGAGCTTCACAATAGATAGAAAGTTTCTTAGGTGTAAGAAAATGTGGCTTAAATTTGATTTCAGTATGTTAGGTAGATTATGTATTAAATTGGTAAGGGAGTTAGCCCCTGCTTGAACGTGTTACACAAAACATAGTCAATCGCTAGGATTCTTTGTCGAACAATCAAAACAAAACACAAACAGACTTCGGGTATGTATATATATATATATTATTATTTGGGGTGTGGGTAGTGGTGTATATTATATGTATGTATTTAGATAATAGTTGCAAAAATCGACGTTTCAAATCGTGTATACATAGATATAGTGACCTACCCCCCTAAAAAATATCGGTTTCGGTATTGCTCGGACGTGTGTTACATTATATTATTATCCCCAACCTACACTTATCTCACATTTTTTTTATATATTTGCCCTATGCCCAGAAATTACAAAAAGGAATACGAAAAGTTTCACAGCAGCCCTAAGGCTAAGAATAAGCGTGCTAAGCTTAACAAGATCAATAGGGACAAGGGTACATACGGTAATGGGGACGGTAAGGATGTTTCTCATATGTCTGACGGATCTATAGTATTAGAAAGCCCATCTAAGAACAGGGGTAATAAAACCAGGACTCCTGGGGATCGTAACGCTAGAGGTAGTTATGTAAAAAGGAATAATACAAGAAAGGCTCAGGATGGTATTATAATTGAAAAAGAAGTTCTAGATCTTATATATCCCCCCGCTAGAGCTACTATGCTTAAGAAGTTTCAAAAGGGCGGCACAGTACCTTCTGGTAAAAGATCTAAGAGTATTCAAGACGCTATAAACTGGGTTGTGGATAAGGACGCTACAGAAGAAAAAGATAAGCTAAGGGTTTTAATGGAGGCTACAGCCTTTTTAGAAAATTCCTTTGGAGCCAATGAGGACGCTTACAACAGGGACTATACTAATTCACACTGGTCTATAGATGATGGGTTTTTAAGTGATCTGGTAACAAAGAGATCTCCTAGGTATGACAAGGTTTATAATGATTACTTTAATAAGTATGAAGCTATAAGCTCAGATAGAAGTAATTTAGAAAGTTTGCTAGAGGGTAATGACGAGATAGCATCTGCATTATCTGCGAGAATAAAATACGCTATTTCTCCCGAACCACTTCCTGATACAGATATTGACTCCGTTGTTGATTACTGGTATAGAAATTACAATAGCAATCCTAACTTTACAGAGGAGGATATAGAGGGAAAGAAGAATGAATACAGAAAGTTTTTAGAATCTAGATCTTCTAATGATACGATTGGGAGGGAGTTTTCTACTGGAGGACTGCTAAACTATGAAGACGGTGGTAAGACGCAAGAGCCTTTGATTAAAGAGGATAGAGGTTTTACACTCCCTAAAGAAACGGAAGAGGGTAACAACTTGGTGGAAGACGACAGTGAAACGTATAAAAGGGGTGACACAATGTATGAAGAACTTTATAAATTAGAAAATACAATAGATAACCTTCTAGACAAACCTATGGATAAGGCTTCTGAAACAGCTAGATCTATAGCAGACGTGCAAACAAAAGGAAGACCTGGTGATTTTGACAAGGAAGATGCGTTAAGACACACTTTATCTGGACTATATACTGGGGAAAAGGTAGGACCTTTAGCTACTAACATATTAGGTATTGCCCACGAAGTTATTAATAAGAATAAGCCTAAAGAGCATTTTCAAGATATTATGAATAATTTAATAGGAAGTTTAGTTTCTATGGCTCCAGCTAGTGTGCAAAAAAAGGAGGATTGGATATCTTGGTTGTCAGACAATAATTTACTTTTTGAAATGCCAACAGAAAATAAACAAACAGAATTAAATCCAGGTAGAAAATTAAAATTTTAAAATGTGTATTAAAACTAAAAAAACTAAACAGCTAGGGATGAATCCCAGTACCGCATCAAACAGATTAAAGAAGGAATTATTATTTAGTTTAGCTAAGCGTCTCAAAATTAACTGGTGCTATCAGTGTGGTGCAGAAATAGAAACAGCTAAGAGAATGACTATAGAGCATAAGACTCCATGGCTAGATACTCACGATCCTGTAGGTAATTTCTTTAGCTTAGATAATATAGCTTTTTCACATGCCTCCTGTAATTATGCGGCTGCTAGAGTAAAAGAAGGGGCTCCATGTCCTTCAACTACAGCGTATAGAAAGGGGTGTCGATGTGAAGGATGTAAAGCCGCTAGGCGTGAATACAGAAAAAACAGATCTAAAGTAAGGAGTTAACAAGGTCCTCCACCCATCTCTATAGATATAGGCTCCTCATTCATTTCTTCCATAGATATAGATTCATCTTCCATACCCATAGCTTTAAGCACGTGACCAGGCATAAAATCAAATAATTGTATCATAGCTTCATCTCCTAGCTTATTAGCTAAAGATCCTAAGTGAAACATAGCACTGTTACCTTTGTCTATCATTCCTTTTACTAAACCAGGATTGGCTCCCGATTCTAATGCTTCTATTTCCATACCTAGGTACTCATCAACTAACATGGCTAAGTTAACTAAAGCGTCAGCATCTTCTCCTCTATGTCCTTGTTTTATCATTACATCAAAAGACTCTTGTGCTCCTGGGCATATATGAAAGTTTTTGGTTTGATATCCCATTACGTCCATCTCACCGCTATGACCGTTGCTTTTCATTTCTTTAGAGTGATCACTTACACCCTCTATTATTACCATCATTGTTTCTCCCATTATTCTTCTAATAAATTATCGTCATTATTATTATTGTTTTCCATGTTTATACTGGTTCTAGTAACTTGACCACCTCTAAGCATAAACAGCTCCTCTTTAGTTTCTTCAAGACTTGTTTGCATAGCTGCTAACTTAGCTTTATCTTCTTCGCTATCTACATCCATAATCTGCTTAAACTTATCTATCTCATTCTCTATTCCTATTATCTTAGCCTCCAAATATATTTCTCCAGCTTTAGTAGTATCTTCTCTACTCTCATAAAGTGTAGGTATTTTAAACCCAGAACCAAATCCTGAAGATCCTCTACCTCTAAATTTGTCAGCTGCAGATTTAAATGGATTATCTACTGTTCCTCCATTTTCAAATGATTTAAAGCTTTTGTATTTCGGTCCAAATGCTCCATCTTTAGCAAAAATTGGCGTGTAATCTGTATAAGCCTCATATTCATCTGACACCGCCCACCAAGGTTTTTTATTCTTTGCTTGCTGAGCAGCATTCCATGCCATCCATTGTTTTTCTTGATTTTCTATTCTTTCTTTCTGCTCTTTCTCAAACTCTTCTTTAGTCGGTAATTCATTTTCACCCTCAACTTTTCTATTCCTTATATTTTGTATTTGTTCTGTTACTGACTTATCAGCATCACCACCTTCACCACCTTCACCACCTTCCGCTGAAGCGACAAGGGGTTGTTTGTTATTATTTTTGTTGACTCTAGACCTGTCTCTATTAGCCATTCTATTATCTACTCTATTATCTACGTCTCCCCCCTCAACTACGGTAGATGAAGATGTTTCCCTTACTGAAGGTAGGTCTTCTAGCTGTTTCATTAAAGAGTCATAAGCTTCGTCTCCAAATTCCTTTTTTATAATATTCGCATCTCTTTTTAGATCTCCCCCACCATATTCTTCTCCAGTTTTTACATGTGTCTGGTTCTTAACAGAAGATAGAATAGCGTTAATAGATTTTTTTTGCCTACCAGCAAAATCTGAACTTTGATTATTGTTTGTTGAACCTTGATTATTGTTTATATCGTTTATATCACCACTAACATCTACAGAATCATCACTTGTAAATGAAAGAGGTCTTTTCTTAGATAGTTGTAAATTGTCAACCCCTGAAGACGGAACCATTCCTAAATCTATCTTCTCTAGACTTTCAGTAGGTTGATCTATAGCACTCTGCCATCCAGAATTATCAAACCACTTATCTATCGCAGCTTGTCTATAAACCCCTTCCTGATCTGGTGTTAAAAATATTCTATTTGCTCCTCTTTGATTAGTTCTGTAGTGTCTACCCGATTCCGCATCAAAATGAATCTGATCCGAATTAATCCACTGCTGTAGTTGAGCGTCTCCCTTTAATATATTCTTATCTCTCCTAGCGTCAAACACCTGTTTAGTATTTGGATACTTTTCATTAAACTTAACAAAAAAATCATCGCTCTCTAAAAGTTTTTGAGCTACATCGAATTTTCCTAGATTATCTTTTTTATCTTCTCCCATAGATACATTCTGAAGATATAACCACATGTCATTAACATCGCTCTCGTTTTCAAATCCAGCCAACTCAAAGTTCTCTATATAACTTTGGGGAGTACCTGAGACAAATTTATAATTTGGTCCCCTTTTTTGTTTAAATTCATCACTAATCGTACCACCTCTCATTTCATAAGCCCCTCCTTGAGCTCCAGGATTAAAAGAGTAACCACTACTACCAAGTCCAAGCGATTCTAAGCTTCCTTCAGAAATAAAGTCAGGATACTTGTCAGCTATGGCATCTTGAACCTTCTCACCTTTTAAAAGTTCTGACACCTGATCGACATCTTGAAGAGTCATGTTGGGATCATTAAACAATGCTTGGCTAATAAATAAATCAAAAAGAGGGTTTCCTTTAGGTAGGCTTCCTGGAGTACGGTGTTTAAGCCATCTATTAGCACCTTTTTGCAGATCTTTAATATATCCCATGAGAGCTTTCGGTTCTATATCTTGAAGGAATCTTCTATCAGAAGTATTAAACCTTCCATCTTTTAGCTTGTATTTGTCTTGTAGCTTTTTACTAGAATAGTTTGTTCTTTTAGGAAAGTTAAATCGCATCTGATCTAGAATTGCTATAACCTCAGGATGAAGATTTATTATTCTATGGAACCAATCCTCGTCAAACCTTAGAGTGTCCCCACCCTCTGTTTCATAATTTCTTACTACAGGAGATGCACGTCTAGACCAATTTCCCTGATTCCATCTATTTTTTTTATCTATATCTCCTTGGTAGTCGTAATTATATCCATGTAATTGATCAAGTAAGCTATTAAAAGCGTCAGGAGATATTTCATCGGTTGATACACCTTCAGGAAAATCTATTTTAGATCCTGGACCAGTACCCATTGGTACATGGTTCCAATCTCCAGTTTCGTAAACATTTGAAAACCATTCTGTCCCCATTCCTGGAAGATTAGTAAAGCTCATAAAAGTGTTAGGATTTATTCCTCCAGATCTTCCACTAATATTCACACCTTCAGAAGTTCCTCTTTTGCTGGTGATTTTATTTCCGCCACCACCACTTAAAAAGTTTACAATACTATCAAGCCCTGCTCCAAGATCTATCTCCGCTATTCCAGTAAAGAGTTTTTCTAGAAACTCCATAAACCATTCAGCAATAGCCTCAGGAGCGTCTGCTACCCCCTCCACTACGTCTTCTACTATTTGTCCATCAACAGCTTTTTTAACGTTTTTGTTAAGTTTATACTTTTTCTTTTTTTTATTCATGTAAGCCATAATTATATTCTTTTAGTTCTCTATAAAATTTAGTAACTAATATTTTTCCTCTTTGAGATATCATATATCTTCTAGCTCTATTGTGTGCTTTCTCGAGATATATTTTTACATATCCTTTATTCATTAGGTCTGGAAGGTTCCTAGTTATAAAGCTATTAGAGCATTTGTAGTCTTTAGCTATAGTTAAACCTGTAAAAAACCCCATGTCATATACAAAGAATAAAAACTCTATATCAGACACTTTAAGATCATATTTATCTCTAAACTTAAATAAAACATTCCTGTAGTACTTAAGAGGATTATCCCTGTCCAAAACCTTAAATTTAATTATAATAGATCAAATATACTAAATATTTCTTATATTTGGAATTAATTACTATATTTGTACGGAACAATTTAAAAGAAAATAAAATGGCATTATCAGGAACAAAAGCTCAAGAAGCTACTCTAGGACAGTATGGATCAATATTTGTTAACGACACAGACCTAGTAACTCCACCTTCAACAAAGATTATATGTGCTATAACATTTATGGCAGACACAACTATAAATACTTTGACTTGTGAGAATACTGCTTCAGGATCTAGAATATTTCCAAACACAGCTAACCATGCTCACGCAGCGGGAACAGGAGATGAAGGAACAGGAGGAGAAGATATTTTAGTTGGAACAATATTCCCTAAAGGTCTTACAATATACGGAAGATGGACGACTTTTAAAATGCAGGCTGCTGATGCTGATGGAGGAGTAATATGTTACCTGGCACCAAAACATTAAGATATGGCGTTAGGGTTAGGAGCTTCATTAGTTTTTGGAGATTTAGCGGGTGCTGGATCTTCTTCTACAGCGGTAGTCATAGAAGACTACATGTGGGAGGCAACAACCTCAACTCTATCTGGAAGCACATATGACGCAGTAACACCTATACCAACCTTGTATGATTTTAATGATACTTGGGATTTAGACACAGCTACAGGATTAGTTAATGGAGTATATGATTACATGCCGCAAGATCCTGATGATGAATTAGAATTAACATACGATGAGGGATATTGGAATGTAGACTCTGGAGGAGATGTTCAACCAATAGATGCTACAGTATTCCCTAACCCTTACAATAGTGAAGGTTAAATATAAATAATATATAAAAAAGAAATAATATGGCAACACCAAACGTAGTACCCAGAGCCGATCAGGAAGGAGGTTTAGGAACCGCAGCAAAATCCTGGGGAAAACTATTCATAGAAAATCCAACAGACGGAGGCACCGCTGCAGCTACAATATCAAATCTTGATGTAGATCAGATAGCGTTAGATATAAAAGCTAATAATACAACAGCTAACATTATAGATATATCCAGTTCTACTCTTACAACAGGTAACGCTGTTTTTCTTGATATTAATAACACATCTGTAACCAGTAGTGTAACTCAGGTAATCCATAATATTGATTTTGATAAAACTGCTGTAACAGGGGCTTCCGCAACAAGTGATATCACAGGATCTCAAATTAACATTTATGATGGTGCCACAAATAATGCTGGTGCGACTGTGAACATGACAGGTCAAAAGATCACTGTTGTTAATTTAAATGCTAGTGGAACTGTAACTAATAAAGGTTTGGATGTACAGGTTTTAGGTGGAGATAATCTTAGCGGAATAGAAACTATAGTAACAAATGGTTTGGGTCCAGATTTTAAAGCTATGAGTAGTGCTAATAATGCTGACTATTTTACTATAGATGTAGAAGCTAATGGAGCAACAACTCTAACAACAGTAGATGCTGATGCAGCATTAGCTCACTTAAATATGGTTATTGACGGAAATATTGATATAGATTCAGCTGACAGTATAACAATAGACGCTGTAGACGATATAACAATAACAGCGGGAGATAATGCTACGTTCAGAGGAGCTGATAATGTTATGGTGTCAACAACTTCAGCTGATGGGCAACTGACACTAGGCTCAGATCATACAGCTGGAACTGCTATTCTTATAAGTGGAAATGCTGATGCTGGATCTATTGTAGATATTGACGCTGGTATATTAGATATTGACTCTACAGGAGACACTTCTATAACAGCAGGAGGAACTTTAAGTTTAAGTTATGGTACCGCTATGGTATTTAATGAAGATAGTGCAGATGCTGACTTTAGAATAGAGTCTGACGATGAAACACACATGTTCTTCCTTGATGCAGGAAACAATAGAATAAGTATTGGTGCCACTTCAGATGCTCCAAATGGAATTCTTGAAGTTGCTAGTCACGCTAGTGCAGGTGCTACTGGAGCTCCAACGGTTCAGATTCAGAATTTTGATCCAGATCAAATAGCTCTAGATATAAATGCTGCTAACACAACTGCCCCCGTAATAGATGTTGTGGCTAATGATTTAACAACAGCATCTATGACAGATTTTAATATTACTAAAACAGGAACGGCTAACTATAGCAACCTACAAGGTGTTTTTGGAGATTGGGATTACACTAAAAGTGGTGATACTGGTGACGGTAATATACATAGATACATTGGTTTTAAGATGAGTTGCACTGATTCAGCTACAAGTAACGATGCTAATAGTACCGTTAATCAAACGGGTATCGAAGTAGCAGTAGATAGTGCAAATACTAATGGTAGCAATACAAACACTTGTTTATACCTTCGATCTACTGATGCAACCAATAATTACGGTATAGATGTAGCGGCTACAAATGGTGCTGGTGCTGATATAATTATAAAAAGCTCTGCTAATCCAAATGATTACGCTACTATAGCTGTAGGTGCTGAAGGAGCTACTACCATAGCAACGGTGGATGCGGACACTACTGTTGCTCACTTAACACTTGATATAGATGGAGATCTTAAAATAGACAATGCTGGAGGTGATACATTCTTTTATACAAATGGTAATACAGATGATTTTTTACAGTTAACTATAGGTGCTGATGGTCAAGCTACTTTTACAACTGTAGATGCTAATGCTGCTGCTGCTCACATTGAATTTGCCGCTGATGGTAATATTATATTAGATGCTGCTGGAACTATAACTTTTGAACAGGGTGGTAATTCTGCTTCTATGCCTTCATCAGATGGTAAGGTTGTGGTTCAAACAACTACAATGAAGGTTATGCCTGATAAATTTATAGGAAATGGAGACTCAGGAAGACCTGTGTTTGCAGCAGATCAACAAACTAATAAGTTGGGTATACATCAATATTCTGCTAGTGACGAATTGTATGCTCACATTGAAATACCTTTTGGACACACAGTTACGCATGTTCAGGTTCATATGAGTAGTAATATTTCTAGTGCTGTTACTATAATGTCTTATAATTATCAAACTGGTGCCACTGACAATGTAACTTCTACAACTGCCGATGGAAATGAAAATAAAGCTTTAAGTAGTAATACTATAGCTGGTGGTGCTACTCAAGACTTACTGATAAAGGTGGATTTAGGAGCTGACGATGAATATTTATGGGGAGCAACATTAACTCTAGCAGTAACTTAATAATAATAAAATATAATGGCGACACTAACAGGACAAAGTATAAAAGATAGTTATAAAACTCTATTAAAAACTCAATCGACAGTAGGATTTAACGGATCTACTCCAACTGTAATAGAAGATGGAGATGGCGTTCAAAGTGCTTTATCTCTGGGGAAATCAAGAGTTAACATAGTTGGTAGTTTATCTTTTAACTTATCTACTACATCAACTCCTAGAGCTAACCTGCATATAATAGGAACTTCTACTCAGTCTATATTAGTTCAAAATACTAATGGATACAATAAGTTTTATGTTGGAGATAATTTAGGGGGGTATAACACTAAGATTGGAGATATAGATCCTAGCTCTCCTGGAAATAATACATATTTGTATGTGGAAGATTCTAGTTCTAGAATAACAAGTAAAACGTCTTACTTTGGTATTAATCAAACTGTTCCTACTTGTACTCTACATGTTGGAAATTATTCTGGTACAGCGTTATTTTCTTTAGGAACAAGCACAGATGCTTTTAAAATTACTCGTAGTGGTAATACAAGCTTATTTGTTGTAGATACTACTAACGATAAAGTTAGTATTAATGCAGATGTAGAGGTAATGGGAACAGGAAACCTTAGAGCAAATTCTAAAAGATATTACTTGGAAGAGTTCTTTAAAAGATTACCTGCTTCAAATTCTGTTTTACAAGCACCTCTTACAAATGCGGATGCTAGTCATAGTGATAATGATGCTATTATTGTAGCTAGAGCTATAGCTAATACAGACTTTGAGTTAGTTGGACATAACTCCTCTACTGATGATGTCACGTGGTCAGGAAGTCGTGCTGGTATAGTGTTAACTACAGACGGAGCAAATGGTGATCAAGTTATTATAGCTCCACATCTAGATACTAATCAATCAGCTTGGACACATATAAAATGGGGGACTGAAAATCAAGTAGATTGGCAGTGTGCTGTTACTACAAGTTCTACTATAACTGACTATACTTTTTTTGCTGGACTAAAGTCATCACTAGATCCTTTATACACAACTGACACTGATCAAGCTTATTTTCTTTTCTGCACAGATGATACAGATGGGACATTAACAACAAACGCTAATTTACATTTTGTTTATTCTACAGATGCAAGTGGATCTGTTGTTGATTATGTTACTGACCTAGGTATAGCGGTAACCGCCTCTAATACTTATAGGCTTAGAATAGAAATAGACGTAAATAGAAAGGTTTCTGTATTTGTAAATGATGTTCAATATGGTTTAGTTACCTCAGCAACAGCTGGTGGAGCAACTCAAAGTTCAACAACAACAAAATCACTAGCATTAAAAGACGATGAGGATCTAATACCTTATATTGGAGTAGAGCAAAAAGCAGGATCTAAAACATCTGATTTAACAGTTCATTACCAAAAAATTAGCAGGATATTGTTTGAATAAAAATTTTTCACTATATTAGTGGAAATTAAATTTAATACAATATTATGAAAAACACAGAACAACTCATAGAGGAGATGTGCGAATCTATGAAAGATCTTCTTATACAGAAGAACCGAGATTATGGCGACTCAGCCACTAACCCATCAAATGTATTTTCTTCAGGATCACCAGTAGATTCTTTATGTGCACGTATAGATGATAAGCTTATGCGTATACAGAATAAAGGTATAAATGACAAGACGGAAGATACAGTATCAGACCTTATAGGTTACTTAATATTACTTAAAGTAGCTTTACATAAAGAAAAGCATGATGAATATGACGAGATGGCTACATCAATAAAAATGGGAGGATTTTGCAATATAAGTGGAACTCCTATAGATAACCTTGAAGATCTAAAGTATCATTATGATATGGAGACGGAGGATAACAATAATTCAATTTAAAATGAGTGAAATAGAATCTATAAATCCTATTATTAGAAAGATAACTATAGGGGATTTGAAACAAGGACTTACATATAAAGTGGGTCAACTAATGAACGCTGGAAATATAGAAATAACAGCAATTATACAGGATGAAGCAGCTTGGTATAAGCATCAGCAAGTTGTTTATGATGTATACGTAAAAGCTAGGGGAGATGAGTTTTCAAGACCTTGGAAAAGGTTTTTCGATCAACCAACAGCTATAGAATTTGACATTCAAGAAAGGGAGCAATACGAAGTTAATTAATATGAGACCAATAAGAGATTACTACTTTATCAAAGTAGAAAAAATTCACGAAGATACTATAATAGTTAACGGGAAGGAACTTTTTATGGACACCTCCTTTGATGAGTTAAAACATGCTAGACAGTATGGCACAGTTGTTGCACTACCTGTAGGTTTACCCAAAGGTTTAAAGTTAGATGTTAAAGTGGGAGACAAAGTATACTGCCATCACTTTTTGACAAGTGAAGAAAACAGAGTTAAGTTCCATGATGACGAAAAGGTATTTAGCATACACTGGACCTATATGTACGCTAGAGTCAGAAAAGGTAAGCTTAAAATGTTACATCAATGGAATTTTGTTAAGCAGAAAGTAGAAGACGAATCTAACTATGTATCTGACTCAGGTATATATTTAAAGCCAGAAGCTGAAGATGTAGAGTTACATGGATATGTAGAATATATGAATGACGACCTTAAAAAATTAGGGGTAAAAAGGGGTGACGAGGTAGTTTTTTCAGAAAATTCTGAATATGATATGATAATTGAGGGTGAAAAATTACTGAGAATGCGTAACTTTGATATATTAGCAAAAGTCGAATAATGTTAGATACCCAAGAAATAATAGACATATGTGTCTCAAATTCTTACGATTTATTAACTGGTAGAAAGTCTATAGAAGACATACTGGACTCTTCATCGAAACCATATTTTTTATGGAACGTGGTAGAGGAAAATTTAGATCAAGAAGTGTTTGATGGATTCATAGACTTTATGATAGAATATTATGAAGAGATGGAGTGTTACGAAAGGTGTGCAGTATTATTAAACATTAAATTAAATGAAAGAAGTAAATGTAAGCAAAAAATTAGAGAGACTAATAGAATCTGGGAATAAAGCATTTGATTTATTGTTAGAGGAAGTTAAGAAACCTATAGATCCAGAATTGCAAGACGATAAAGCTAGGAATGCTATGAAGGCAAAGAAAGAGTGTTTTATGGACGCTCAAGATATTCTAATGGCTATACATAAAATACAAAATCAAATCAACGAAGGTGTGTCAGCCGATCAACAAACTGAATTAGAGGAAAAATCTTTCAGAGCTGGCTTCTCAGAAAAGTACGCTAAAAAATAGAGAGTATAATTTATTTTATTATATTTGCATAATTGGCTAAAATTTATTATGACAGGGTATATAAAAGTAAATGGTTTAAAATTTAAGCTTCCTGTTAAGCCTAGCAAAAAGGATATATTATTTTCAGATCTAAAAAAGAAGAATCAGAAGTGGAGAAGAACTGAAATGCCTGAGGGGCTTAATGAGGATACTGTTCCTAAATATTCATGGTTTATAGATCAAGAGTTTAAAAGAAGAGATGAAGGTGTATGGTTTATGAATAATGGAGAACCCACCTATATAACAGGAGAGCATTACTATTATTTAAACTGGTGTAAGATGGATATTGGATATCCTGAGTATAGAGATCGAGATAGGAGGTTCTTTATCTTTTGGGAAATATGCAAACAAGATCCTGATTGTTTTGGTATGATTATGGTTAAACACCGTAGAGAGGGAGCTTCTTATAAAGGGGCAGCTATGCTTCTACATGAAATAACAGCTAGATATAATTCTCATGGAGGCATAACAAGTAAAACGGGTGCTGATGCCAAGTCTTTATTTACAGACAAGTTGGTTTACATGTTTAGAAGTTTACCTTTCTTTTTTCAACCAATAATTGATGGTAGCGATAATCCGAAGAGTACACTTAGTTTTAATACTCCAGGACAAAAGATAACAAAGAACTACGCTAAGGTTACTAAGTCAGAAGCTTTAAATAGTAGGATAGATTGGAGAAACACTAGAGAAAACTCATATGACTCAGTTAAGCTAATAAGGTATTTATGTGATGAGGCTGGTAAGTGGACAGAGGCAAGTGTAGAAAAAAATTGGGAAGTTGTAAGATCATGTTTAACGCTGGGAGATAAAATAATAGGAAGATGCTTTATGCCTTCTACTGTTAATGAACTGGAAGTTTCTGGAGGTGAGAATTTTAAGAATATATGGTTTGATAGCAACATAGAGGAAAGGGATGCTAACGGAAGAACTAGATCGGGAATGTATTCTTACTTTACTCCAGCTTATGATGGGTATGAGGGGTTTATAGATGAATATGGATTTTCTGTTGTTGACAAACCAACTAAAGAACAGGCTAAGTTTACAGGTAAAAATATAGGAGCTAGAGAATATTTACAGAATATAAGAGACGCTTATCAAGGGAACACTACTAAGCTTTCAGAAGAAAAGAGACAGAGACCTTTTACTATAGATGAAGCTTTTAGAAGTGACTCAAGATACAGTCCTTTTGATGTTGAAAGAATATATCAACAGATGGATTATAATGAAGAGGCTAGAAACTTAATTGTAAAAGGAGACTTTATTTGGAAGAATGGAGAAAAAGATACTTCCGTAATGTGGAAACCAGGATCTCAAGGGAGATGGAGAGTTTCTTGGATACCTCCAGAAGAAAGAAGAAACAAGTCTAAAATGATTTACAATAAAAAGGCTCCTGGTAATGATATAGAGATGGTAGCTGGATGTGACCCTTACGATCACGACACAACTACTGACGGAAGAAGATCTGATGCTGCTTGTTATGTTTACAAAAAGTTTAGTATGATAGATGATTTTTCTAATCAGTTTGTTTGTGAATATATAGCTAGACCTCCTAAGGCAGAAATGTTTTATGAGGACGTATTGAAAACCTGTGTGTTTTACGGGTGCCCTATACTTATAGAAAATAATAAAATAGGAATAATAAAGTATTTTGAAAGAAGAGGTTATTATAATTATTTAATGGACAGACCAGAATCTACGCATACGGACAATAGTAGGAAGCAAAAAACAAAAGGTATACCTTCCACTGGTGTTGCTGTTTTAAATGCACAAACAGAAGCGGTAGCTAGCTATGTGTATGATTACGTTGGTATGAATACAGACACTCAAGAGATGGGAAAATGTTATTTTAACAGGCTTCTAGATGACTGGAGTAGGTTTGAACCAACTAACAGAACTAAGTATGATGCTACAGTTGCGTCAAGCTTAGCACTTTTGGCTGCACAAAAACATGTAATTGAAAAGAAAATTCCAAAAATAAACCTTAACTTTGTAAAAAAATATAGGAATACAGGATTAATGTCTAAGAAAATATAGATGAAAAAAGAATTTGAATTAATAGGGGGTTATCCTACTGTTTTCGCAACAAACGAAGAAAAGGCTTCCAAAGAATATGGTCTTCAATATTTTAAGACTATGTACTCTGATTGGAAGAATAGCACAGAATTAGCCTACCAAGATAAAAAAAGAGCTTTCAATAAAATGAGAGCATACGCTGAAGGAACACAAAGTGTTTCTAAGTATAAAGACTTATTAGATGTTGAGGGAGATTCTTCCTATATGAATATAGACTGGACTCCAGTTTCTATAATACCTAAATTTGTAGATGTGGTTTGTGGAGACATGACAAACAGAGAGTTTGCTATAAAAGCTAACGCTATAGATAAGTTGTCTACAGACGAAAGAAGAAAGGATAAAAAGGTGATGGTTGCTGATATGATGAATGCTCCTATTAGACAAAAAGTCTCTAAGTCTACAGGTTTTAACTTTAACAAAAAGGGTTTTATTCCTGAAAGCATGGAGGAGATAGAACTGTTTATGACATTAAACTACAAACAGGCACATGAAATATCTATAGAGAGAGGTGTAGAGTTTGTTCTTCAACAAAATGATTTTGATGAGATAAAGAAAAAATGTATAAGAGATTTAGTTGTTGTTGGTACAGCGGGTTTAAAAACTTATATAGATCCATCAGAAGGTATAAAAATAAGATATGTAGATCCTTTAAACTTAATAACATCACATTCTCAAACTTCTGACTATAGAAATATACAACACGCTGGAGAAGTTTACACAGTGACTATATCTCAATTAAAACAAATGGCTGGAGAACAGTTTACTGATGATGAGTATGATGATATAGCTCAGAATTACGCTACTAAAAATAAAGATGAAGATAGTCTGTATGGAAGATCTTTTGGAAACTACTCTTCTCACGCTAATGAATACGATAAGTTCTCTATTCAAATAATGGATGCTGAGTTTATGTCGACTTACGATTTAAATTTTGAAAAGAAAGATAACGCATTTGGAGGTTTTTCTGTTCGTAAAAGAAAGAAGGGGTATAAACCACCTAAAAAATCTAAACATAAAAGAGAGCAGTTAAAAAGCACTGTAAAAGTTGTGTATAGCGGAAAATACATTGTTGGAAGTGACTATATCTTTGATTATGAGTTGGCTAAAAATATGTCTAGACCTAAATCTAATTTATCAGAAACAAGGTTATCATATATACTATACAGCCCTAATTTAAATAATATGCGTAATGTGTCTTTAGTTGAAAGAATGACTCCTTTTGCTGATCAAATACAACTAGCACATTTAAAAATGCAACAAGTCTTAGCTAAAGCTAGACCAAAAGGGGCTGCCTTTGAAATTGGATCTTTAGAGAATGTTTCTAAAGGAGATGGTGGTACTTTTACACCATTAGAATTACAGGAGATATATGATCAAACTGGTAATATATATTATAGACGTATAGATGATGAAGGTGTAGCTTCTAGCACTTTGCCTATACAGGAGCTTGAAAATGGTATTGGTAGAGATATGATGCAACTTATACAAATATATCAGCACAATCTAAATATGATTCGAGATGTGACGGGTGTAAACGAAGCTAGAGATGGTGCTAAACCATCCAGTGAAGCACTTGTAGGTGTTCAAAAAATGCAGTTGATGGCTTCTAATAATGCTACTAGAGCTATAGATGATGGATTTAATAAGGTGGTTGAAAACTTAGCTAAGTCTATATGTATGAAGTTACAGGATATAGTTGAGTATGACAAACCAGTTAAAGGATACATGTCTGCACTAGGCAAGTCTGTAATGAAAACAATAGAGGTTAATAAAAATGTTTCTTTGCATGATTTTGGTATTGCTATCGAAATAGCTCCAGACGAACAAGAAAAGGCTCAATTAGAACAAGCTATACAAATGTCTTTAGCCCAAAAGGAGCTTAGAATAGAAGATGCTATTACAATTAGAGACATTAATAATCCTAAGCTAGGATCTAAGATGCTTGTTTTAAGAAGAAAGAAATATCAGCAAGAGCAGATGGCTATGGCTCAAGGTCAGGCACAAGCTAATTCTCAACAACAGCAACAGGCGGCAGCTGTGGCGGCACAAATGAAGCAACAAGAGGTTCAGATGCAAGCTCAGATAGATGCTAAAATGAAAGAGATGGATTCTCAGTTTGAAATGCAGAAGATGCAAATGGAGTTTCAGTTAAAGAATCAGTTTGAGGAAGCTTCTCATGTTAGGAGATTAAAAGAAATACAAGCTGGAAACATTGGAAAAGTGGCAGCTAACCAAGCTCAAGGGGAGTCTAGAGAGAAGACAGTAGAGAAAAGTGCACACTTTCAATCTAAGATGATTGAGCAAAGAAAAGGTAATGAAGGACCTATAGAAGATCCAGACTTACAATTAGGAATGTAAAAAAACTTATAGATAATTTGATTATATCTGTAAATGTTATATTTTTGCAGCAAGGTTTAATTTAATTTAATTTATTATGGCAGATGAAATGGGCGATTTAATCGCTGAACAACTAAGTGGTAGTGTTGTAGAAGAGCAACCTAAAGAGCTACAAAAAGAAGTTGTAGACTTAACAGGAGGTTCAGAACCACAAACAGAAACTACAACAGAAAAGAAAACTGATGAAACTGTAGAGACTCCAAAAGAGACTGTATCGGAATCATCAGATAACGTTGATCGTTCTTTAAATACTGAATCTAGTAATCAACCTAAACAGGAGGGTACAGAAGCTGAAGTAATTGAAAAGAATAAAAAAGAGTTTTTAAAATTCGTAAACGAACAGTTTAAACAAGAATTTGACTCTATTGATTCTTTTAGTGACGCTTTGTCCACTAAGAAAACGTCTTTTGCTAACGAACAGTTAGAGAAGATGAATAATTTTGTAAGTGAGACAGGGAGGTCTATAGCTGACTATATCAGAACTCAGGCTGTTGATTATTCTAAAATGTCTAACGAAGATGTTATGAGGCTAACTTTAAAACAAGAAAATCCAGAATTAAGTATGGATGAAGTAAATGTTTTAATAGACTCTAAATACAAATTAGGCAAGGATAAATACAGTGATAGTGAAAAAACTCTTGGGAAAATTGAACTAAAGAAGGATGTTGCTGACGCAAGGAAGAATCTTATGGAAATGCAGGAAAAATATAGAATGCCTGTTGAAAGTAATGATAATTCAGCCGAGCAGGAAACTGTAAGGAAAGATTGGGTTAATAATATGTCTTCTGAGGTTAGTGAGGTTGAGTCTATAACGTTTGATATTAATGATTCTGGAGAACAGTTCACATTCGCTTTAACTGATGATCATAGGAGTGATTTAGTAGATGCAAATTCTAACTTAAATGATTTCTTTAATCAATATGTTGATGAAGAAGGTGGCTGGAATTTTGATAAGTTAAATACTGATATGTTTGTTTTGAGAAATTTTCAAGATATAATAAGAAGTGTAGCTAATCAATACAGGTCAAAGGGAACCGAGCAGGTAGTAAGGGATATTAAAAATCCTTCGTTTAATAACGAACCTAGACAAAATACAGAACGTAAAAGAGACATTTTAGACGAACTAGATGATCAGATGAATGGAACAGGATCAATATGGAATAGATAATAATAATAATTAATAGTTAAAAAATTTTAAAAAATGGCTACAGTAAGTTTAGGCGGACAAGTTCATATTAAGCCTTCTGCGGTTCAAGTTGCAACCAACGAGAACTACGTAAGTAACTTAACTACGAACTCTTTACGTCAAAGAGATGTCTCTGATAAACTTGTTAAGCGTTATGGCGAACAAGGTATTACGGGACTTATGGAACTAATGGGCTCAAAAGCTCCTAGTTCTAACACAACGTTTGAACACTATGAAGAAGCGTTCAGACACAACAGTGTAAGTGCAACATTTGGAACTACAACAGTAAATAATTCTGCTGAGGTAACACTAACACTAGCATCGGATTCATACCAGGCAAACTTTGCAGGTGGAACTGATGAGTATGCTGCGGTAAGAGCAGGTGATATTTTACGGGATAAAGATGGTGACATGTGGTATGTTACTTCATCAAACTTCCCTACAGGTTCTGGCTACACATGTACAGTTCACTCTATTGATGGAGGTAATGTTGTAAAAACATCAGATGCATATGAATTTGCTATCATTGGTAATGCTCACCCAGAAGGTGGTAAGCAGCCAGATAGTTTATCTCCGTTAATTCATGAATATAATAATAAGTGTATGATCTTAAAAGAATCTTTTGAAGTAACAGGTTCTGAGGCTACAAACGTTGTTTACGTAAAAGTTGACAATGAAAAAATGGGCTCAGGATATGTATGGTACTTAAAGGGTGAATCAGATACTTATAAGAGATTTATGGATTACTCTGAGATTATGATGATGTTAGGTGAGGATATTACCAACTCTACATTGTTAGGTGAGACTGTTCATTATAAAAGTGGTGATCAAACAGACAACTCAACATTAAGAGGAACTCAAGGTTTGCTTCCTTGGATAGAAACAGATGGACAGTCTATGGACTTAGGTTCTGCTTCTATTACAATGGCGGATTTTGATGCTGTTATTAAATCATTAGATAAATATAGAGGAGCTAAAGAATACGCTATGTATGCTGGTATCGATCTATCTTTAGATGTAGATGATTTATTAGCTGCTCAAGGTGCTTATGCAGCTGGTGGTGCTAATTATGGTACTTTCCAAAACAACAAGAACATGGCGTTAAACTTAGGGTTTAATTCTTTCACAAGAGGAGGTTATACATTCCATAAGAAAACTTATGATTTATTTAATCACCCAAGATTATTAGGTGCTACTGGATTTAACTACGGTGGATATGGTGTTTGCATTCCTATGGATATGCGTAAAGATGCTAAGTCTGGCGAAAGTATTCCATCGTTAAGAATACGATATAAAGCGGCTAATGGTTATTCGAGAGATATGGAGCACTGGTTAACGGGTTCTGCTGTCTTACAAAACAAAACTAATACAACTGACGTGCTACAATCGCACTACAGATGTGAAAGAGGTTTTGAAGGATTTGCGGCTAACCGTTACATGTTGATCAAGAAATCTTAATTATTAACCTTATAAACTTTATATAAAATGGAAAAGTATTTATATTTTAGAAAGGACAGTACGTTGGCTAATGACGATGACCCAGCTAATGGTTCAGTTATGTACCCACTTAGTGCTTTTCAAGGCTTAGTTGTTGGTGATTCATCAACTGCTGGTGCAGTGACTGGTGCAAGTGGTAGATGCTCATTGTTTTTCAAGCCAATGAAAAAAGCATTTGCTGCTGAAGGAGATGCTGGTGATGATCATTTAGATGTTGTGGTATTGGATTGTGGTGATTTTACCGCAAAAGATATCATGATGAGTATTGCTGAGGCTGTTAACGAGCCTATAGCAAGAGATAATGGTTTTATCGTTGTTTATGATGCTGTAACTGGAGCTTCTGTTGATAGCAATATTACAGGAATCCATGTTGTAGATCAAATAGCGGCTGCTGACTAATTCTAATTAGTAACTGTCTTGAAATGATATACAGGCAGTATAAAGAACATATCTAAGGAGGGGGAGTTTTTCTCCCTCCACAGGTATCTTAATAATAATTTTAATTTAATTTTAGAAATGACAAAGAAAAAAACAACAACTACAAAGACTGTAGAGCCAGTGGTTACGAAAACTGTTGAGACTCCTACAGCAACTAAATCAAATACCCATGGTATTGCTAACCTTAATCAAGGTAAAAAAAATTCTAGAAAACCAACTACATATAGATTATATAAAGAACGTAAAGATAGAAAAACGGGTAGGACAAAATTCCCTATCGTTCACATGTTAAAGGCAGAAGACGTTATTTATGATTCAGAAAAGGGAATAAATAGAAAAATAAGATATATACCTGGAGAGCCTTCTATATTTGAGGATGAACAAAAAGAGGACTCAATGGTTAAATCTCCCATAACATTTAGTAATGGTTTATTAATGGTTGATTACACCAATCCTACTTTAAAGAAGTATTTAGATATGTGTAATGCTAACGCTAGTAATCCTGATAGAATATCTCAAGGACCCCCCGTATTTAAGAGATTAGATTTTGAAAAAGATGCTAAAGAAAAAATGGAAAAAGAAATTCAATCTATGGATGCTTTAAGAACTGTGTTTGAAATGCCTTTAAATAAATTGTTGGGATATGCACAGGTTTTAGGTATTAATATTGATAAATCTACTGATGAGATAAGATACGATATGAAAGTTATGGCAGAAAAAGATCCTGTTAAATTTATAGCTGGACTAGATGATCCTAAAATGGAGATTAAACAAACTATACTTAGAGGTAAAGATGCTGGTATATTAGATTGGGACTCTTCAAAAATCACTTGGGTCCAAGGAAATCAACGTCCTGTTATAACTCATGTTCCTTTAGGGGTTAAGCCTTTAGACTGCTTAGCAGACATGTGCATGACTGACAGAGGAAGTGGAATTATAGACCAAATCAAAGTAAAAATGGGATCTATGAATTAATCATTAGATTTAATAATACTATTTAAAGGGGGTTACAGATTTGTTACCTCCTTTTTTTTTGCTATATTTGTTTAAAATAAACGAGTAATGACGATAGATGAATTATACAGGTTTGTACAGCTTATAGCAAACAAAGAGCAAAGAGGGTTTATAAAACCTTCAGAATTTGATATTTTAGCACAACAGGCTCAGTTGGACTTAATACACGACAGGGTGGCTAGATATAAGACTGAGGCTGAGGCTGCTGGAAGAAGCTCCAGGGTTTTGGTTCAGAATCATTCTGTTCTTGATGATATAAGAAGTGTAGTTATGAAAGAGCAACTAACATATGATTCAGATGAAAATGGTTACGGGGTTTGGAAATATCCTATTAATGAAATTAATGAGCTAACAAAAAAGGAACAGGGGGAGTATTTGCATTTCTTAAGACTTTATAGAGGTACTGTTGAGTTGCCTGGTTATTATTATGAACAGGAAGCACTTAATGATAAGGGAGGTGATAAAACTGAAAGGGGTGAAAATAAAGAATTAATAAAGGGTAAGATAGACCTTATTACACATGATCAATTATCCTATAGATTACATAGTGAGGTCCTTTATCCTGATAAACACAACTATGTAGCTGTAATGTTTGATAGAGGATTTGAAATATATGGATATGAGTCACAATCAGCTATTCAGGGAGGTGCTGCTGAAATTGTAGAAATAACAGATGAAACAGTAAGTCAGTACACCGATGGAATCGTTCTTGTTTACATAGGTAAACCGCCAGCACCACACTGGGGATATACAATAATTAATGATCAATATGTTTATAATCCATCATCATCAAACACAACTCAGCTAACTTTACCAACTAAAACTCATATGGAAATAGCTCAAAGAATGCTTTCTTATATAGGTATATCCTTAAGGGATCAAGAGCCTCTGGCTTACGCAGAAGCTAAAGTTAAAGAACAAAGTGTGCCTGCACCATCTGCGGGTAGACCTAGAGTATCTACACCAACTCCAAGAAGAAGAAGATAATGGCAACAACAAAATATAAAATAGCGGAACAAGTATTAAGAATAGTAAATGGTGGGGATCCAACAGAAGATAGCTCTATAGATATAAGAGAAGTTATGCTTTTAGTCGATCAAGAAAGAGACGCTCTTATAAAGTCTGAAATAATGGACTGGTCATACACTAAATCTACAACAACAGCTAAAGGTGAATTAGAAATAAATGGTGGATGGATATCTACTGCTGTATTACCTCTTTTAAGAGACGAGGTTAAGAACGGTGTTATTTTCGCTCCAATAGATTTTAGTTACGTTTCCTTACCTAATGATATGGGTATACAAAGGGTGGAAAGCACAGATATAAGAGTTCCATCGAAACAAAAAACTAGATATGTAGTAAATGGTCAAATAAATCCTACAACCTACAACACTTCTGATATAGAGATTTTATTTAGATATGGACCTAAGGTTTTGGATAAAAAATACACTATTTCTTTTGATTTCCATATAACAAAAACACTAAACAGTGGTGGGGTTACAGAAACACATCAATATGCTGGAGTTAGAACCCATAAAATACAATTTAATATTGATACCTCAGGTTTTGATAGTTTTGAAAAAAGAAATGTTGAGTTCTTAAAAGCACTCACAAACAGTCCTGGATTTAAAAAGTTTATTAAAGACTTTGATATTGAGTATGGAATACCTGATCTTGGAACAAGCAATTTTACTTTTGATAATGCAGTAGGAACATATCAAACAGCTGCTATTTCACTAGAAACAAACTACGGATCTAGAATAGATAACTTTACTATTAATGGGGTGGGAGATAACGGACTAGATGATGGTGCAGACAATGAGTACGGTGGAGCATCTTTTAATTTTTCATCTGAAATATTGAATGACATAGGTCTTGGTTGGATAATACAAAATAAAGGTGGAAGTGAAAACTCAGCAGAAGCTCTAATTACAGCTAATGACAATGCACATGGTATAGGTTTTATGATAAATGATACTATGTATACGTCTGAGTTTATTAACCACAAGACTCAAGCTGTTATTGACAATGAGCAGATGGTAGATTTATTCGTTCAAGAACATGCTTACAAGTTATCTAGAGATCAAAATCTAATACTCAGAAAGTCAGTTGAATATGGTCCAGGAGAATCTCCAGGAACACAGACTATTTTAGGTTATGTTGTGGAATTTGAAGAGATATACCCGTTGGGAGGGGCTAACATACAGCCTTTCACTCCAGGTAATGCTTTTTCTTTAACGCTTGATGTAGCTGGTAGTGGTGCATCTCAAGGTTTACCATCAGGTAGACGAGGTAAAGGGTGGAAACCAACTATATTTACTAGAATGCCCAATGGAGGTGAGCACAGCCCTCTTTATGATAAAACTGTTAGAAAATCAGGTAGACAATATTACTATCTGGAAAATCAAAATCCAACAGTTAATACCGTTCCTGGAACGGGTGCTACACAACCAGGAGACACAGCTAGAGGTACAGGAATATATTTTTATAAAAAATATGATTTAGATAGTTTTACACTTAGATGGGGACAATTAGTTAAGGTTCAATATATAGGTACATCTACCAATTTTTCAGACCATGTACTATATCCTATACCATCAGATTATGAAAAAATAATAATAAGAAATTTAGTTGAATTACTAACGATAATGAAAAATGCTAGTGATGATATGACTAACGATAACATAGATTAATAATGGCACAGTTTATATCAGTTGAGGAAGCAATACAAAACCTTCTTGTAGAGGAAGGTAAGTCTAGTGAAAATGAATATTTAAGGTATTTTAATATAGCTATGAGTGGTCTTAAAGAGCTTAATTTTGACACTGTAAGACAGATAAAAACAATAGAGCTTACTATAGATCATAAAAATACTGTTAGCTTACCTAGCGATTATGTTTCATATATAAAGATAGCTACTTCTGGAGATAATGGTGAATTAAACTATTTGGGAGCTAGAGATAGAATAAATCTAGTTCATGGTGCTACATCTACAAATGTAGAAGACAAAACTCAACACCCAGTATTTACTGACAACACTCCTGGAGATGGATTGTGGGGTAGATATGGTCAGGGGGGAGGAAACAACGCTAATGGATATTACAGAGAGAATTTTGATGAGGAGACTATTGAATTTTCTAATGTAACAGGAACTGTTATTATAGAATATATTTCTGATGGATCTACTGATTTAGAGGGTGATGAAATAAAGATACACTCTTTTGCTGAAGAAGCTTTAAAGTCATATATATACTGGAAGTCAATATACAGAAAGAGAGCTATTAACATGAATGAAAAGATGTTAGCTAAAAAAGAATACTATAATCAAAAGAGACTTGCGAGAGCTAGAATGCAGTCGTTCAATAAGCAAGAAGCTATGCAGACTACAAGAAAAGCTTTCAAGCAGGCTCCTAAACTATAATTAAATGCCTAGTACACAGTCTAAAAAAATATTTGTCGGTGGATTAGATAGGGACACTGACCTTAGAGCTTTAAAGAATGGTGATTATCACCACGGTTTAAATATAAGAAACGTTTCCTCAGAAGCTAATACAGAGGGAGTTATAGAAAATATAAAGGGAAACAAAAAGGTTAATTACAACTTTCCAGTTCCTCCCACCTCTGGTAAAAGAAGAATAACTCTTTTTATGCCTTGGTTTAATTATTGGTTTAATAATGGGGGATATTCACTATTTGATCCTAGTTTCATTACTACGGAATATCCAGATGGTATAGGTCAAGCTGTTGTAGTAGAAAACTTTGATGGGCATGAGAGGGATTGTAATGATCCTTTCACGTATATAGATACAACACCTGCTGTTGATATAAATGGAAATATTTTAGGATATGATATATATGAAGAGCAAACAATTTATCCTTATCCAGAACGTTACGCAACAGGTGAACTTAGTAGTGTTGCTGGAGATCTACCCTGTGCTCCTTCTTCTCCAAACTCAACCTACCAGCTCTTGGGTCGTCCACATACGTGTTTATTAACTTTTGATATATCTATAGGGTTTTCTTTAAATGAAATGCAAGATCCTATTAACAATTTTCAAATATCATACAATGGAGAGACAGTTACAGACATGTATAATTATCTAACTTTTTGGGTTAATGCAAATTCTGCTAATATAGCTGCTTTAGGATTAACTGTAACTGTTATAGATAATAATAGTCCATATTTTAACAATGAGTTTTTTTTCGGTGAAGGTGCCCTGAACAATATAACAAGTCATCCAGAATATACACCTGGTCAAGTTTGGGCATATGCTCTTTTGTTTGAAGGAGCCTATTCAACTGATGGACTAGGGAATGAGGAAGGATTATTCTATGTAGATATAAAAAGATCATCAAGTGAACAGCCTATTTATACAGGGGTAACTGATAATATAACAGGATCATTATTTACTGACAACTCGCTAGGAGAAATTGCACGTTTTTTTAATCCATCAGTAACTGATGTTGATGATGGAATAGGATATGCTAATGAGCCTGATGCAATAAATAATTCAACAGATTGGTCTATCACGGGGCAGTCTGATCAAGGTGAGTTATATATAACAGAATACATAAATAATATAGAGTCTGCGGGGTGGA